TCTGACCTGGTCGTCCAGATTGGAACTTCAGTAGCCGACGGTTCCGTCAACTCAAGCGCCAAGTTGCTTTCATTGAGAACTGGCATCGGCGGGACTCCGGTAGAGAAGTTGTTCGTTCTGAAGTCCGGCTCTCTCACGAGCGCTTCAAGTTTGGCCATGCTTTCCGACCCGAGTGCGCCTGTAAGTTCTTCGGGCGGGATTGCCTGGCGCTCGAACGCGGGGGTGGCTGAGTTGAGTTCTAATGGTGGGTCTTACACCTCTTTGAATTCGATGCTGACAATCGATACACCGACCCAAATCACTTCGACTTCGAACCACATTGCAGTCAGTCTGACATCTGGTAGACACTTCTACCACACAATGACTGAGAATACAACGCTTGATGCTCCTTCCGGTGTAGCGGCAGGGATGAAGGGTTGCATCGATTTCTATCAACATGCTTCGTCTGCAAAGACCCTGGCGTTCAACGCCTTCTGGAAATTTGGCGGCGGAGCTATACCTGCTTTGTCTACCACCGCTGGCACCAAGCATTTGCTCGTGTGGTACGTGGGCCACGATACGTCCTATGCCACATGTAAGTTGATTGGGATGATTGCCTAATATGGACTCGACCAATGACATGTTGTTGGATGACGGACTTGAGGGATGGACCTCAATGACCCTGTCTGCCGATGCTGGAACTCACAACCGAATCTTCACCTACCAATACGGCGATGTTACCTACAACGCAACGACAGGCGCCTTGGACTTCTCGGTTGTAATCACTGATGGGGTTGGCGCCTTTGCGCAAACAAATCCAAACCTCAAGACGCCAGCCGGAGACTTCGACATTCGATTTGACTACAACATCACCCACTTCACGGTTCCGACTTTGGCGGGTGCGTACACCCAACTTAGCACTAGGATTTATGACGCTGCGCTAGGCGGATTCACCCAGTCGATTGCTATGGTCATGCGCGAACGGTACGAGTCGCCGCAACGCTCATTCCGAGCCTACACAACCGATTCGTCGGAAGGTGGCGCCACATACGTCGCTCGTCCTTCTGACTGCTTGGTGTCGAGCAAAATCCGCTACATCCGGAAAGGCACCATAATTACGGTGTATTACCTCACGGGTGGTGTCTGGACTTCGCTCTTGAGCAAGAATCCATGCAACACCACACCTTGGACCATCAACTTGAGTGCCGGTATGTCCACGGCGGTTGATACGTCGACGTCGAGTTTAAGTAATATGATTGTAGTACAGAAAGCGGCAGACGCGCCATGATTCCAAATAAGACATACATAATCACAACCAATGTCTCCGTTGTCACAGCCACCCTCATCAAATACACGCCAGGTGGTTGGTACGACATGCAATCCAATGGCGACCCGGTTTGCTTCAGCCCAGACACTATCATCTCGTTCAAGGAAGTTTAAATGGATACAATCGCATTTCTTCAAGCCCAAATCGCACAAGCCACAAGCAGGGCCGACCTTCGTCAGAAGGTGGCAGACGTTGTCAACGCGTTAAATGCATTCCTTGCAGCCCTGGACGCCCAACTTGACCAAGCGCCCGAATTGTTCGCGGCTCAAAACCCGAACTATTTTGAGTTCGTTGAAGCTCTTCCGATTCCGAGTCTTGACACTCTCGTCGACACTTTAACCGCACCACCCGGCAATCTAACATACGCTAGCAATCCGGCCATCTATATTTTAGGGACGGACATCCTAGTTAATACTCCGACGAGTACCGGCGGGGCGGTAGTGTCATATTCCGTCGCCCCTGAGTTGCCGGCGGGGTTGACCTTCAACACCGCCACAGGTGCCACCTCTGGGATCCCGACCGTTGTCTCTGCTGCGACCGATTACACCGTCACTGCCGTCAACTCCGGAGGCAGCGCAAGCGTTAACCTGAACATTACCGTTAATGACGCGCCCCCCTCGGGCGGCGGGGCTTAATAGAGCGAGAATACATTGTACTCTTTTTACCTATACGACTCATCAGGGAATCCGGTAGCGGGCGCTTCGCCCACCTTCACGACTTACCGCTCATTAGCTGGGGTTGAAATTGCCCCACGCCCTATCATCGTCAACCTGGCGAGCAACATCTACAGCTTCACGCCCTCTCCGTCCGACGAGACCACTGGCGTGGCGTTCATGACTTTTGCCTCCACAGCCACGCCGCAGTATTACGCCGGGTCGGTCGGAGACTTGGCCGCCTTTGGCGTTTGGGATGATTCAACTCTCGCCCCGAAAACCGGGGCGTCGCCCGTGATAGACGTCTATGTCGGCGCAGACGGGACGTTGTACGGAGCCCCGGCGATTACCGAAATCGGACTCGGACTCTACGGGTGGCTGCCAAGTGTCGCGGATCGCGCCAACGACGTCCAATTCCGAGGTCGTACGGTTACGGCAGGGTCCATCCCAGTCAATTTTGAGGGTTTCGTGACAACCCCCACCGGTGGTGGCGGTGGCGTCGGTCCGACTTTGCTGTCGCTCACCCCGTACGCAGATCGCCTGGAACTGCTCTTTGATTCGATTGTCGCTCTCACTCCCCCAGCGACACTACCATCGCAGTGGACGGTGTCCTCTACCACACCTGGAGCGACAACCCCAACAGTGACCTCTATTTCAGCTATCGGGGCCACAGTGACACTGTATATCGCAGAATGCACCAACGCCATCACCTACTTCCTACACTTACCGGCTACGGGTATCGAGAACGCACTAGGCGCCCCATTCTCTGGGCCTTGGTTTCAACCGTTCGTTGGTGTCGGGGTGGCCCCTTTCGTAGCACTGGCTTCGGCTAATGACGCGCTACACGCCAAGGTGATTTTCTCTGAACAGGTCGTGGAGGCGGAGGCTCTGGTGGCATCCAACTACATCGTTACCGGTGGAGCCGGGCTTACGGTCTACGCGATCGCGAAAGAAACTAGTCGAACATACATACTAACCACCTCCTTGCAAGTGGCTGGTCAGCTGTATACGGTTACGGTATCCAACATACACGATCTGTTCGGCAACCTGATTTAGCACCAGACCCGCCCAATCTTTAGCGTATGTCATCCTCTGCGGTCTTTATCGGGACTGGATTCTACGTCACTGGCGCTCAAGTCCGCGCCGGCAACGTCATTCGCGTTACATTCAGTTCTGCGCCGAAACTCGTCGACCCCACCGCGCTCAATGACGCGCTAAACCGTCTGAATTACACCTTGTCGGGCCCGGGTCCCGGCTCGTTTGCCGCTGGCCGTATTGTAGTGGGCGATACCTTAAGTGTAGACTTAGAATTGTCCGCATCGTTGGTGGTAGGCCCTTGGGTCGTTACCGTCAGCGGGGTGGTGTCGTCCACACTTAGCCCGCTCACAGCGCCTACGGCGGCCAATTTTACAGTGCTAGTCGGCGGTAATCGTACCTCACTGGCCAATGGAGCCCGAAACGACTCAGCCGCACAAATCATTCGCAAGCATCTCAATTCGGCGCTCAGAGGCCCTAATTGGGATTCCGTCATCGCCGCACTGGCGACTGGCGACGACGCGAACTGGAACAACGCACAGGCGGGCATACAGCAATTATTTCTGGCTTCGGCCACAGGCCAATACCTCGCTAAAAGAGCCTCCGACCAAGGCGTGGTGAAGCCACACGACGTCGGAATGGCTGACGAAATCTTCCGCCGACTGGCCATCAAAACCGCCAATGGCGCGTTGCTGCACACAGCCATCAAAGACATCCTTGAAGTGTATTACGGTGCTGATAGCTCTAGAGCGTACGCAGAATGCTCGTGCGACGAGCCGTACAATCTCAATTCTCCGGGCGAGTTGCACTGGACGTTAGACGGCAAGCAGTCTTTCGCCTATGACTTCCCAGAAGTCGACTTCGGATCTCCGCCGGCGGCTCGTGCCGCTGAAGTCGCCTTCGCCTTGACGCAACACATGCGCCGATTGCGCTCGAGCGGCTTTGCGCTACCCTACCATTCTCCCGACACTGGGCTGAATCGTGTACGCATTTACAGCGGTGCGCTTGGATTGGGCTCTTCGGTTCAAATCACAGGTGGGCTTGCACAGAACGTATTTCAGTTTCCAACTCTACTTCCGGTCTATTCCGGTAGCGCGGCGGGATATAGTTGGGTTTACTCCGCCCCAAACACTAGCACCACTCGCATCTCCTTGACTCTTGACACCTCCATCGTTACGCCGGCGGTAGATGTAGCTGGAGTCCGAGACGGTGACTACGTCGCCATAACACCGTCGGCAGGATCCGGCTTGTCCGAGACATACGCCATCAAAAATGTGCGTACGAGTTGGAGCGGGGCACTTTTTACCCAAAGCTTTGACATCGACCGCGTCGGCTTCGCGGGCACGGCAGTTCAGCTAGACAACGCCGCCTACACCTTTTACCGAGCGGAAACTAGACGCTTGAGTGGGCCTCGGTCGGTCTCTGTCGCGCAGACTGCCCCGAATCAGCTCGACGTCATTCTTCCGGCCACAGCACAAGTAGTTGGACGCGACCCGCGGACCGGAGCTTACCTGCACGCCGCCACCCCACTGGCAATTGCTTCTGTCAAGCGCTTGGCGAGCGGGCGCACGACCATCACAACCACATTGACTCACGGCTTAGGGGCGGGCGACATCGGACGACACGTCATTCTGGACTCCATCAGTACCTCGAACGCCCTACCGTACGTTTCTCCTGGGAACAGCGCTGTGACACCAGCGGCGTGGACGTACAACGCCACACACTTGGGTTTTATCGCTGCCGCCCAGACACCCCCGGCACTTGCCACTCAGTATGGCACCGCCACAACGATCGGAGACAGCGTCATTTTTGCTGGTGGCTACAGTTCCGCCGTCACCGGAATCACCAACCACTACACAGCCGTAACTCCGACTATAGTCGCGGAAGGCTCGGAAGCCGACGGTGCTAGTCGACATTCCCATACGTGGACCGCCGCCAGCCTGACGACAGCGCGTAATTTTCACGCAGCCAGCGAGTACGGAGGAGATCTCCTAGCCACAGGAGGTCTCGACGGAGGCGGGGCGCCTCTAGCTTCAGCCGAGTTGTATGACACCGCTGCGCACACTTGGAGTTCGGCCGGTTCAATGTCGTTGGCGCGAAGCGGTCATCAACAAGTCATGCTTGACGATGGACAAGTGCTATCGATGGGAGGCTCTTCAGCATCACTAACCCCAACGAACACCACAGAAATATACAACGGCACATGGTCGGCGTCCACCTCTATGATCCACGCGCGCGCAGACTTCCAAGCCGTCAAGCTAAGCGACGGGCGAGTGTTGGCAATCGGCGGCGGCGTGGGCGGAATGGTATTGGGAGTGTGGACATACCAATCGTCCGATCATACATGTGAAATTTTTGATGGCGTGAGCTGGCAGTCTACCGGATCAATGGCCATGGCTCGAGGTTGGAGTCAGGCTGTACTTCTGCCGGACGACTACGTCTTGGTCGTGGGCGGCCTCGGCTACCCACCATCACAACCCACAGGTGGGATGGCTAGTCTAGCTACGGCGGAAATGTGGAGTCCGGTTACCGGACGCTGGAGCCGCATCGCTAGCCCGTCCATCCGTCGACACTCGCACCTGGCCAAGGCGGTAGGCGACAAGGTCATCGTATTAGGAGGGGAATCCTTCGCCGGAGATGACGCTACCGTCGTTGAGTGTTTTGATATAGCCACCAGGACTTGGAGTAGATTGCCGTACAAAATCACCAGTTCTGGCTCGCCCTGTTTCGGCGATGTGACCCCATACGGAGAATTGGTATTCTCTGGCGGGAGCGCCACGACCTTTGAGGCGTTCATCGATGGTCAGGATCGACTAGGCGGTACAGGACTGAGAGATCAGTTCGCTATAACAGCCGTCCCGACGACCACTTCGTTCGAAGTCCAAACAATTACGTCGTCCGGCGCCATGCAATACGCCACGTCGTACAGTGTGACTACTCAAACGGGTACCGTCTCTACAGTGAAGGCCGAAGACGGCGCCGTCAACGCCCCAGGCCCCTACACCCTAGACCCTTTTCAGGGGATCGCGACGACCGCCACGAGGGCAATAGCCACCACAACTATGTCGGCGGGTCAGCAATACAAGGAACTGACCTTAGATGCCAGCGGCGCGTCATTTTCTTTGTCTGGGTATATTGCACTCGGCTTCGGGACAAGCCAGCAAAGCAAACCAATCCGATTCCTGGATTGCTACCAGAGCGGACCGACCGAATACAAACTCGTGCTCGACTATGCATATCGACTCGAGTTTGACTACGCGGCGGGTGCACAGGTCATTCTTTTGAGTCAGCAAGCACCGTTCGACCCCGAACACGGAGAGACTCTGGGTCTCTTCTATCTAACCGCCTCTTCTGCCGGTCGAGTCGCCGCGCAACAGGCGGTGTTGGACGCTGTCGCATCAGGAGTCGACGCCAACATCCAAATCGTTTACCCAGGCGATACTGGGCTAGGCGGGGCTGGGTTGCCCACATATGGCGCTCAAAAACTATCCGACATAGCTAGCGTGTTTGCCGGAGATGAAGTGGACTCCGAAGTCCAGACAAGGCGGAACAGCTAAATGTCTCAACTGACGCTTGTAGGCGCTCGTGTAATTTGCAAAATCAACTCCTTGGCGTATGCCCAAGTCACGGGATTCGCTTGGCACGCCATCACCCCTAAACACGAAATTTACGGTATCGACTCGGCAGAGCCGTACGAGCTAGCTTCTACTACTTCAAAAATCACCGGGATCATGAAGCTGCTACGCATGTCGGCTGATGGCGGAGCTGAGGGTGCTGGCATGGCGGTCGGAATTGACGACATCTCCCGGGAACGATACTTTAGCGTACAACTGATAGACTTAGCTACCGCGGCTATTTTATTTCAAGCGGACCGATGTAGCGTGACGGAGCAGTCATGGGACGTCCCCACGCGCGGTAAAGTCACCGGAATTTTACAGTTCAGTGCATTCCGATGGAACAACGAAGTTAGGACGCTCGGGACTGCTTCGTAGCCCAATCTTGTTGGTAACTACCCCCTCAGGAGCCTCTAATGGCCGTCTTACGACAAGCGAATCTACTCGGTGACCAACGAATTGACGTCCCCCACCTACGCGCCATTGAGTCGGCGACCGCGGCGGACTTCGACGTAGTGGCCGGACGAGTCCAGGCCGGAGGTAAAGCTCTTGTCATTCGCGGGTTTGCGCTAAGCAACTACGCTGCTGGTATCGCAACGTCCAGTATTCAACTCAATACCGCCGATGGGGTGTTGTACAATCAGAATGCCACCGAGGCTGGTACGTTTTTGTGGGTTCCATTAGACCGTCCCGTAGAGGTTCTTGACTCAGCTCTCAACGCACGAGTGGACGGATCGTTCGTGGCCGGAACCGTCAATTACATTGGCGTCGACCTGACCCGCCAGACTGACGCGACCACGACAGATCATGTCAAGTTCCTTGACGCCAACACACTGCTCGAGCAAGGGTATGAAGTCCCCCTGGCTCGGACGCTGGATTACCGCATCGTCATCACATCTACACCGTTCAGCGCGCTTCCCCACCTAACCCCAATTGCCAAAGTCACTTCTGACGCAAACAACCAAGTTGTCGCCGTCGAAGACGCCAGAAACATCATGTGGCGACTCGGCAGCGGCGGAGACTTCCCGAACTCCACCAACGGCTACGCTTGGCCGCAGGACCGAGTAGAAGTCGCCGGAGCTTTCACTGGTGGCGACAAGGGGATTTTGTCGCAAAAGGACTGGCAAGATGCGGTCATGTCGCGCGTGTGGGAACTCGGTGGCGGTGAGAATTGGTACTCGCCTACGGCAGATCGCAATTTTAAGTTGGTGGGTAGCCCCACCGCGATTTTCATTTCTACTGGAGATAACTTCGAGTGGCTGACGGGGTTGTATGGCGTAAGCCATTTGCACTGGCAAGGCCTCAGGTTTTTGTTCGAAAACTCCAATACACCCGGCATCTATTACAACACCATCACCGACCAACTAGTCGATGATCCAGCTGGATCCGCAGCTACATCCAAAACCGCGCTAGCTCCTGGCGAGTGTCTGTATGTCGACCTTGACCGTACAACCAATGCCACGCTGACTGCACAAAAAGCGACCATGCAAAACTTGGGCGAACCAGTCGTTCCTGGCTCGCGCGTCATCATTGTTTGGCGTAACGCTGACGGGTGGTTCCGTCGTGATGGCAACTTTGCGGCACACGTACTGCCACCGCCGAGCGCCGCCACAATCACCGACATTGGTACTGTTCGTCTAGCTTACGCAGCTGGCACCCCTACCACTCCCACTGTACCACCCCTAAACGCCAATAATGCGATCCGAATCGGCGAAGGGAGCTACCCGGTAACGGCGGGGGCTACTGCCCTCTACGGGTACTCCGCTTCAGGGCGCGGTGTTTTGGGCGAGAGTGTCACTGGGTATGGAGTAGAAGGCCTATCTCCGAGTTTCTGGGGCGCACATTTTCAGGGTGCTTCTGGAGCAACCATCACCGGTACCAACGGCGTAGGTGTAGAGGCGGTCGGCGGGGCAGGCGAGCCTGGCGCTAGAGGGACTGGGGTCACGGGGCTATTCGGCGTTGGCATAGCATGGACTGGCGGGGGGTTGTTTGGAGCTGGAGTGAGCGGCGCTAGCGACACACTCGTAGGCGTCCGAGGCGTCAGCAGGGACACCTACGGAGTGCATGGGACCGGAAGCACGGGCGGAGTGTACGGCACTAGCGCCGCCTACGGTATTGAGGGGGTTTCAGCCAATACAGCGGTGTATGGACACGGTGGGACGATCGGGTGTTACGGCAGCGGCACCTCTTACGGCGTCGAAGGTTCGAGTTCGAATGCGAGCGGCGTTGGGGTGCGTGGCGTTAGTTCGAATGCGAGCGGCTTTGGGGTGCGTGGCGTTAACTCTTCGACGGCGACTACCGGTTCGATATGGGGTATTTGGGGCGAGGCGATTGCTGGCGCCGGAACATCTCTAGGATATGGCGTAGGGGGAAACGGGAGGACGTGTGGAGTTTACGGTACCTCACCTGACGGCGACGGAGTTCGAGGGCAGGGTACTGGAGACACAAGCGGCGGTGTTGTTGGGTGGCACTCCAGTGACGCCGGCTTCACCCCTGAAGCCGCAGGGGTCCAGGGGTACGGTGGAGGCTCATATCTAGGTGGGTTTTTTCAGGGCGCGATAGGTGGAGTTAAGGCCGTCTGCCTCGGCGGCGGATATGCTGTAGTGACCTCCAGTGGCGGAGCAAACGCCATCAACTGTGACGGGCATATAGCAATGTCTGGCGCCAACACAGGGACTTCGACGGCAATTACGAATAAGGTGGTCCCCGACAACCAAGTCAAGGCGTACGGTTTAGTCGGTATAGATGCTCCTGGAGTAGTAACGGTTACAGGAGGATTCAATGTGGGCGCGATTTCTCCTCTTCCCACTCCGGCCGGTCGCTGTCAGGTCGATTTGCTCGGGAATATGGCGGATGAACTTTCCGTCATATCTGTCCAGTGGTCGTCCTTGGACTCGTGGGTTACACCCCCCACCATCTACGGTCGAGTTACCGCCGGCAGTTCTGGAGCCACTCTCGACATATTCGCCCGCGACCAGGCGACAGGCAACCTAATCGACTGGCACGATGGAGTTGCCAGGAGTTTCACCTTCACAGTCCACGGTCGACAGTAACCCAGTCTTAACACTTAATATACACGAAGAATCCAGTAGGAGTATCAAGTGGAAATCATTGCCCCCATCGCCAGTGCACTAAGTCAAGGGTCTGCTGGGGTGGCTGCATTGGCCATTGCCGGAATGGTGTGGCTGTTCATAGTCAATCAACGTCTCGCTGCAGCTCAAAAAGTCGAAGTTGCTACACTCAACGAGAGAGTGGCCTCCATCCTCGAGAAGGTGATACCGTTGACTACGCTGGTTCCTCCGTCAATCGAAAAAGTTCGCGATGCAGCCGAGCGGCTTGAGCGCTGCATCATCGAGGCACGCAAGTAGGATTACATATGCAAATCCCCTACGTGAGCGTCACAACCTTGACGGTATGGCCATTAAGGCACTCGGAGTGTGGAAGCGCGGCGTCGACTCGATCGACAACGCTACCGGTTCCGAGTTCAACCAGGAGCTAGACACCATGGTAACACGCTTTATTCGTTCACTGCAACCAGGCAAAATCGAAGTGGAAATCTTGTACCAGCAATTCTTGCGATGCGCACAAGAAGCTTCAAATCAGATCCGCGCCAATGAAGAGCGTAGGAATAGTGCCCAGGAGGCATCGCCAAATGTCGGAGTTTAATCTAGCGATTCCAGTAATCATGAGTCACGAAGGTGGATGGGTGAACGACCCGTCAGACCTCGGAGCTGAGACGAACTTTGGGTGGTCGACGTCCACCATCAAATCTCTAGGACTCACGGCGGCTGACCTCGGCATTCCAGGGCCTATGTTTTCTCCTGGATACTTGAAGCCGATGAAGCCGGAAGTTGCCGTTGCTCTATATCGAAAAGAGTTTTGGGATAAGTTCGGCTTCGGCGCCATTCTCGACCAAACGACGGCTACAAAGTGTATGGACTGTGCCGTGAATTGTGGCCCAAAGCGTTCCGCTAAGATCTCCCAAGGCGCGGTCAATACTCTGCTCCCCGGAAGGCTTGTCGTCGACGGCGCCTTCGGACCTATGACGTTCGGCGCCATCAACTCGATTGACGGGAAGAAATTCGTCAAGGCTATGGCGACGGTTATGGCGGATTACTACAACTCAATCGCCATCTCTCGTCCGCAAAATTCCAAGTTTCTACCTTGTTGGCTTAAACGGGCTAAGTGGGGGGTTGTGGTATAATAGTCGGATGACTGTCAAGAAACTCATTTACGCCTTGTGCGATCCGCAAACCGGCGACATTCGCTATATCGGGAAGTCCTCTCGTGGTATGGCGAGGCCAAAAGCTCACTTATTTTTATCTCAACTGAAGGGCCAATCCCACAAGAATAACTGGATCAAGTCTGTGCTGTCGTCGGGACTCAAGCCTGGCGTCAAAGTCTTACATGAATTCTCTGACGGCGCCACTGATATTCAGATGAGCGCGGCCGAGATATGGTGTATTGCCCACTACAGACTGTGTGGCGCTCAGTTGACAAACGGAACCGATGGAGGGGAAGGCGCGTGTGGACGTATCGTTTCTAATGCCACGCGAGCAAAGCTGTCGCAGTCGAGTAGAGGGCGTCATGCTTCGAAGGAAACTCGACAAAAGATGTCGATGTCGCATAAGGGGAGGGGCCGAGCGCCAAGGACGCCGGAGTGGTGTCGGAAAATATCGGAATCCCAAAAGGGGAAGAAGTTGTCGCCAGATCATCGGGCGAAAATATCAGCCGCTCTGACCGGTACAGTTCGATACATCCCGTCAATTAAAACCAAAGAGAAAATATCTCAATCTCTGAAGGGGAGAAAGGCGACTATCGAAGCGAGAATTAATCAGTCGCTTGCTCAAACAGGCAAGAGGCGCAGGTCTTATAAAAATAACACCTCTGGCGCCAAGGGGGTTTACTGGAGCAAGGGGTGTTGTAAGTGGGTAGCTCAAGTCTCAATTAATGGAAAGCGGAAATATCTCGGGATTTTCGCCTCCAAGCAGGATGCCGTTGACGCTGTTTCGGGGGTGATATGCGTTGACAAGTCCACTTCGACATCTTAGACCGCTCGTCCGGCGAACGCTAAATTCAGGAAGAACTGGTTGCGCCGGGCTCAATGGGGCGTCACACCGTAGCGAGCACCTCCGGAGCGTCAGAGGCTTTCGCTCCCGGTCGCCACGAGTAAAACCCGCCGTACACCTCGGTCCATCGCTTCTCGGTTCGTCCGGAAGTCTTGGTAGAGGTGGTGGTGGGCAGCCATTGGACCTTGAATACGGCACCGGAAATCTGGTATCGCATATCTGCAACCCAGTCTCGTGCGGCTTCGTTGGCGCGCTCAAGAGCCGTGTCTGCACTCGAGAAGACAGAGTAAACCGCCAACGACTTCTTGTCGCCAGTGCCGGTCAAGACGCCCAAAACCTTCTTGCCGCTAGCCGACAAGAATGCACACTGATGTAGGATGTGCTTCCACTTGGAGTCCACGTCGAACGACGCCGAAAATGTGCCGCCAGAAAAAACGATTGATTCGAATGTTCCTTCGATGTACGGGGCGATATTATATGAGTCACACATTGTTTGTCTCCAACTGAATTTCCGACGCAAGATCTACCACAGTTTCTGTACCGTCGGTCAAAAACGTTTGCCGACACTCTTCGGAACAAATCGGGGCGTCCGGACACTCGTCGATTACAGCCCGCCATCCGGTCCTCTTGTTGCAAACCAAACATGGATACCGTCTGCCAGTTTGCTGGATTTGTCCCTCATCTACATCTACCACGACCGGAGCCGCCGGCACAAAAAACTGCGGCCTAAATGCCAGCATAACCTCAGGAAACCGCTCGTCAAATCGCATCTAGGTGGCTCAAGAGCTGGTTCAACATGACTTGTCGGTATTCTTCCATCTCTTCGTTGAGTGGGTCAATAAAGTCCTTCTTCTCTCGGTCGAGGCGCACTCGCCCGCACTCATTCTCTTGGCTAGGCAGCGACGTTACCGGGTTGTCATTAGACGACCAAGTGAAGATGATGGTAACCGGCTCGCCTTCAAAAACATATGGTGTGGCGTACAGCGTTCCATTCTCTTGGTCAAAACCAATCGACGGCTTACGCCCTTTGGCCCATGCCTCTTGAATCCTAACCGACTCGGACTTCAGAGAGTCGAAGAACTTCAGCGCCTCTTCTTCCGTCGGGACGTTGTTCGACTCTCGGATTTGGTTTTCTGTACACTTCGGGCAGTAGTCGCCACCACAGTCGTCATCCGACCATCCAAGAGTGTCGTCCACTTCCATCCTACATCCGTCGCACTGAGTGCGATTGTTCTCCCAGTTCAAACTCACGGTAATCTCCTAAAAAGATGAAGTCGCCATCTTGCGTTGTGTAGCTTCTAGCACCAACACCCAACAATCTCCATCGTGCCTCATGTCTAGTGTCGCAAAAGGACTTCCGCCGCAATTGTGCAACATCGGGGTGTTGGCGATTTGTTGCAGCAGTTCGACCTGCTCGCGACGTGACTCCGGAGAGCCATGAGCGCACGGCTCGGAGCGATACTCCAACGACACTTGCTCCAAGCCGCCGCCCAGGTCAGAGCGATGTAACGTCTTCTTCACTCCTCATCCTCATCGTCATCGTCGTCGCGAACGTCGTTCTCGTCGTCACTGCCTTCAAACTCCAGGCCGTTCGAAGCAAGCTCTTCGTTGAGGGTGAACAAGAACTCGTTCATAACGCCCTTCGAGGCCTTGGGGAGAACTGCAACGGCAACATCGCGGACAATAGAATCAAACTCGGAATGGGTCATTTTACAACTCCTTGGTTTTACTGCGTGTTTTGCTACTCGAAATAAGGTAGAAAGTGTATGCCATCTCCGAGTGTCTTTCCTTCGGGAGGGGTGGCGGTCGTCTCGTAGTTGCTCGTGGTCGCTGGAGCTGCATTGCCGATGGGCGTTTCTGGATACCCAAACCGAAGTTCCCGAATGGCTGCCGCATCATCGGTCGACACCAGCGGTAGCGCCAGGTTAATGAGTTGCTGGAGCTGCTTGAGTTCCGACTCCGAGACGAAAAGCGCATTTTGCATCTTACCTGCAACTTCCTTCTGCAGGGTGTAGGAAGGAGGGGCCACTGGCGTATTGCCACCGATGTCAGTTTGGTTTGTTCTGATCAGCTTCATCCTACAACTCCTTCACGTAATTCGGAAAAACGAACAGCGGTCCAAAGGTGTACTCGATGTTCTTGGCGTCCGACAAGGTCCATTTTACATCCCACGGACACATCAGAAGAGGTGGATTGCCATCTCCAGACGCGGGAGCATAACACTTCTTGGTCCGCTTCACTTGGTCGGCCGACCACTTATTCAACATATTCACCTTTTGGCACGCTGCAGACGCGGTGTCTACTACCCCGACCGTCCACTCGAGACGTTTGCTACGCCAAAACGACTTCCTCTTTCCAGTCACAGCCCACGCTTTGAGCTCCATTATTTCCTCCAGGGGTGCCACGTTACGCCAGCGCCATACGAGATACCAATATTACTTCCAGCCGTCAACCACACTTTAGGTCCCAACTCGAATTTCCCGAAGTCGTACGACACACCGGCCCCACCCAAAAATCCAGTCCCACCAACACCCAAGTCAAGTGTTCCGCCCAACTTCTCATACCACTTCGACTGCAACATTCTAGGATTCACTCCAGCCAAGCGGATGTTGATTCCAACATTCTCTTCCGATGACGTGACATGCGACTCCCACGCCCCGTCGTCCTTCTGGCCGACCACCAGCGTCACTTGGAGGGGGCGTTTTTGTTGCACTTTCACGTAAGCCTCCGCCGGATTTGTCTTGGTCCAACCATCCACCCCAATATAACCAAAGTCCTTTGTAAAGTCAACTTGAACGCGACCTGGCTGCGTATCGTCAGTGTGCTGATTGGCATTAGCCAGACCCTCGTAGGCCTTTTTCCACTGTAGAGTCAAGGAGTTGGCCGTCAAGAGCGTCTCACCGGTCTTCTTGAGTTCGTCACCCAAGAGCTTGACTTGAACGTCCTTCGAGTCCAGCAAAGACTGCAACTGCTCGTGCTCAACCATGAGCTTGCTATAAACCCCCGCCTGCACCTCGACGGTATGGTCTTTGTCGGCCACGGCATTGCGCAGCGTTCGCAACTCGTTCTCGTAAGAGCAGCTCTTGATGCCGCCGAAGGCGAGCAAAACTACGATGGCCGCGAAGAGGCCGGTGGAGATGTACTTAACTACGGTATCGGGGATTGTCATAGTGACTTCCAAGCTACAACGCGCTCTCGGTCGTTGTGAATGTCGTGATCTTTGTGATCGTATGTGTTGCCACACGAGTCGACCCAGCCGCGGAGGAGGCCGTACCCGATTTGTGTTTCGTGGTAACAGTACGGCTTCAGCACTCGAATATACGCGGACTCCACCTCTGGAGCGCGCATATCGACGATACAGCACAGATAGTAGCCGTCTGACTCGAACACACCCTTCTCGTTCTTCACCTCGAGTACGCACTTGCTCTGGGGAAATTCCAAGGTTTCCCAAGTATCCGCACCGATAGCCTTCAACATCTCCACTTGATTCATATCAGTCTCCCAAAATCGCGTCGATAAAGCCGGCCTTCAGCGCCTCTGCTGCCGTGAAGTATGTTTCTTTCTCGCACCACTTAGCCATTTGCTTCTCTGAAGCGCCGCTACGGCGAGCTAAGAGGCTTTGGTAGCGCCGATTAGACAGATTACACTCCTCATTGAGTCGATTGAGCCCCTTAGTGTCAATGTCATCGCCCGACATTGTCATGGTGGCATTATGCACCATCATCATGGCATTCGCCGTCATAATCCGCTTCTTCCCGGCCTGCAAGAGCACGGCTCCGATAGAATACACGCCACCGACGCCGAAAGTGGTGGTGGGGTTTTTGCAATTGTGAATCACGTCGTACAAACCCATGCCGGCGTCACTGTCGCCCCCAGGGGTCGAGATATGGACACCAATGGGACCTTTGGTCTCATCCAACATGAAAATTCCCGGTAGCAAGTCTTGAGCCAACTTATCTGAAATCGCGCCGAAGATGTAAACTCGGCGGGCGGAAAAGTCGATGCCAGAAGACTTGGCTGTATCTAGGCGCTGCGTCTTGGTAGTCATAGACCTTCAATACCTCAAAATGGAATCAAACGTCAAGGGGCTAATTTTTCGTAAAATCGAATTTTCTCTGGAGGCACTGAACGACCCCGAAACTCTCGGAACGCCTCCACAGCCTTGTGGCTAACGGACGACGATCCACGGTACGTGAATGCCCCCAAAAAGTCGGAGTGCGTCGTACATCGGTCGTAGTCGGTCTTGCACGTAACAGCCCATCCAGTGGAACTCGAACGAGACTTACAGATGTAATAAGTCAAGAAGCTGTTATTGGCGTCGTCGTCGGTACGGTTCAAGGTCAATACTGTAGCCGCGGATTGCATAATGCCGAAAGCTTCGTGCACGTCCTCCATGACCAATAGTCTTGTTTCATTCTTCTGGCTGCCGTGGCGCCGATTCACCTTTGAACCTTCACGGTTTGTCTGTACTGCCACCAACACGGACATCTTGTGCTGAATGCCTATTTGAAGGAATTGGTTGTATACAATTGCTTGAATATGTCTGAGTTCCATGTGCCCCTTAGAGCCCACTTCAGACATGAGGTTGGCCGGATAGTCGTCGACCAACAGATCATACCCGCGTCCCGTGGCCAACCGCCTGTTTTCTTGGAACTTGTTGATGGTTGTGATGACCTCTTCCGCCGTCAGACCTGGGCGGTTGATTGGGATAAATGTAAGGTGCCTGCGGAGCATTTCTTCGTACGCCGCCATCATGGTCATCTTTTCGGGGTCTTGGTAGGCCCGTACCAGTTCCGGAGTAGTCATGGCTGTGAGACACCGCATGATTTTGTCTTGGATTTCGTCTTCTGTACCTTCATGCGTCAGGAACAACACACCCTTGCCCTTGGCGACGTTGGCAACGGCTGTAGTCACAAGGGCTGACGTCTTGCCTGAGTTAACAGAAGACATAAGTACAGTCATATGTCCGGGGAACAAGCATCCGCCGGTGGGGTACTTTGATAGCAACCGGTCGATCATCTCCGCACCAAAGGTCAGAGCCTGCCCGGAGTCTTGCTCTTGCCGGAGGATTTTTTCCCGGTAGTTATTGAAGCTGACTTCGCCCGTCTTCATGAACTGCACGTCGTGGTAGTCGGCTATGAGCCGATTAAGGGCGCCAGCGGATTCGTCGAATTTTTGCAGATTGAACTGATTGATTGCTTTGGGTAGGCCGATTTGCAGCAATCGAGCCTTGATCCAGACTTCCATCTCCGACAACAGCGGCTCGGGAGAATACGTAGTCCGCGACTGTTTGGCAATACCGGCGAGAGCTCGAGCTTGATTAGCTGTATGTGTGTCCAGTCGACCGATGTATTCGCTGTCGAGTAGTTCCGACATGGTGGGCATTCGCCCCCAACGCTTCCACCAAGACTTCGACGCGTCGAATACCTTGGCGGCCACCGGGTCCGAGAACCAAGAAGCCTCAAGGCGGCTGATGACGGTCGAGTAGAACTTCTCGTCGCAGACCACATACCCCAAAACCGCTCGCTGCTTGTCGGGGCTAAACGGCAAAGACTGCGTGTCGATGGTACCTTCTGACATTTAATGGGCTCCGAAGTGATTCTTGAGGAAAAACACGATTTGTGCTGGATTAAGAATGGGGGCTCGGTCGACTAGCCCCTTGACGTCCAGGATGGGCATATCGCCCAGGTCCTTGTAGGGCGCTGGCGGGCGGAGATCGTACAGTACGATGTCGGCTAGCGCCCTCCTGAGGCGATCTAGCTCCAAGTAAGCGTCCGGATCGAGGGCTAAGTACAGTTTCGTAATCCCGCAATTCCTCAAGAGTTGCAGCTGGCTATTGGCGACCGCTTTGCCCATTGCAGCGACGTTGCCTCCGCCGCCACAGTGCGCTTTAAGGGCGTCCATCGGACCTTCACATAAAATCGCCTGATCGCCGGTGATGCGATCGGAGAACATCAAAGTCTGGTCGCGCTTGAGTTCTGGGTTGGTCAGCACCTTCAATGGGGACACCACTTTACGCAAACGTTCGTTCCAGTATGACTTGTCGTTATCAATCAATCGAGACTGGTAACCCAATAAGTTGCCGCGAGAAATGACTGGGAACATCACCCGTCGTTCCGACGGCCAATACCGGATTGAATATTCCATCGCCAAACCCATCGGGACACCTCTGGACTCCAAATATCTCACGCCGGGGGCCGCATCTTGACACTCCAGCGTCACAGAATCAGCGGGCCATTGCACTGTCTTGAGCGTTGGTTCTAGATCCATGTAGTCATCGTCATCATCGTCAGAGAAATCTTGCGCACCAACGCCTAAAATAAGGCCGGAACCTTGCGGCTCATCGTTATACAGCGCCTTACGTACTTCGCTGAGTCGGAGTCCGCACAAATCTGCTAGCGCGAACTCCGGCTTCCCTTGGTACCCTTCAATCTCGCGACAGTACCAGCAAACAAACCGCCCGGACTGTCGCATCATATACATCTTGTCCGACTTGTTGCACTTCGGACATTCCATAATGAATGATTTTGAGTTGGTTTTGAAGTCGACACCGTGTGTTTGTAAAAGCTCTCGAATTTTAGGTTCAAGTGTCTGCACGGTGTCGACCTCTCTTATCTATAGCGTTGAATTACGATTACCGACGCCAGTACCAATCGCCCCACTTCTCGACGAGCCAGTATGTAAGGCCTACACCAATACTGGTCGCGAATAGCGCGACAAAGCCTAGTGCAATCAATACTACGGCAATTATGTCTAGCGTCACGGTGTCGACTCCCTTAAGTTACGACTACTCTAAATTAAAAAGCAAACGTCGGTGAACCGGGCTTAGACTTCCACGACAAGTGGATCCACTTGGGCGGTACGTAGTGCGACACGCCCTTCTCATCTAGGATACGATGACCTCCAGATGCCGACACATTCAGTTCGAGGGGTTCGTTGATAATGACCGTCGACTTGTCTGGAAACTCGTACGAACGGTAAATCTCGTGACTAATATCCTTAAATTCCATGATGTTGTCCTTTCTTACAGAACTACAGGGACTTTGGAAGGCTTGAGTATGCTCGATGCTTCCTCAGATGTGCCGAAATCCTCCGGAGCGGGGACTTCGTGGGCGTAATGTCCGGCCATGTCTCGCTTCTTGAGTTCGGTTACAATCCGAGTGCAAAGCTGCGGGTCCGACTTGAGAGCGGTGAGACACATTTCCTTACCGCGCCACTCTTGATCTTCGAAGTTGTACATCACGTTGCTAGGCTTCGTGATGATACCACGAGCGACGCCAAGAAGGAAGACCTCTTCGTGGGTGTTGATGATCCCTTTGGCGTAATCCAAAGTGAACTCACCAACACGCCCCTTGGGACCGAGCGAGGAATCCATCATCTTACAGCGGACTTTATGGCCCGTCTTCTCGGCATTACCTTGCATGTCCTCCAGGTTTGTGTCCTTGAAGTCGTTGCCCAGCAAGTCCTTCTTGGCGTCTGCCCCACCGGCCGGCGCAACGTACATGAAGTACTCACAGTGATGCTGCGTACCAAACGAGACCCCAGGTCGAACCGCCGTGCTCTGTGACGTATGGACAATCGACGAACCGCCGGCCTTGGTGTCCATCTGAGCGCGGATGTGAGTGGTCAGAATCAAGCCAAAACGACACGCACGCTGGACGGGGAGGATACGCTTGAGTCCGCATCCGATGGTTAACGCGTCGTCGCCGATTTGCTGGGTCATAATGGAGGTGGCATTGCCAGCCCGTCGACCTTGAACACCATTGATGGAGTCGATAATGACCAACCCCAAGTCCATGCCGTCCTGCACTAGGGCTGCAAGCTCGGTCTCGATACGGTCAAAGATGTGGTCGGGCTGGTTGACTTCAAACGCCACGTACCGGTCGGCATCAATACCCCAAATCGCCTGGCGATCCGCACCGGACTGGGCTGCTTCACGAAATTCCGTGTTGAACTTCACGACCCAGCCGTTAGGATTGGTGCGGTGGAACTGCCCAGCCATAGAGTCGCAAATGACCGACTTGCCGCCACGGGGTGGTCCGTACAGGAGCAAGCTGAGTCCGCGCGGCAGCCCCTGACCATTTCCGAAAACGAAGTTGAGCGCCGGAGAGGGCGACTGGATGACGTCCGAATGAATGTCTCTTGCCCCCATAGAAGCCCCTGGGAGCTTCATGAGTTTTTCCATGAATCGTCGATTGTCTTTTGTAGCCATTGATTACCTCTGAGTGCCCCAATAGGATTCATTCGGGCCGACTGTTGGTGATGGATTGTATGTAGTTGGTAGGTTTGGATTTTGTCGTTGCATCGATGTATCTTGACCGAGCATCTTCTTGACTGCATTGTACGCGTTCTCGAAAGCTCGTTTTTGGCCTTCGAGCGCTGCGATGTAGCATTGAGTTTGATTCACAAGTTCGAGTGCCTGTAAGTACTCTGGGTCGGAGTCCAAAAAGGCTTGTCGGATGTCTTCTGAGCCGAGGGGTGAGCGGGTGGTGGCCAACCCCTTCGCTTGAAGCATTGCCGGCAATCTGTCGAGCAGTAGAATGGCTCGAACGCTGTTGGCTTTGGTCTTGGCTTGAATCAGCTCGTACTCCAGCTTTGCAAGACATCTAGTGGTGTCGAGGTACGCCATATTGAATAGAGCCATGAGCTCTGGAGCTCGAGCTTGATTGCTATATGCGACCTCTGGAAGACGTTGTTGGGCGTATACGATTGTGGTCGTGTCGAGAATCAACGGATTCGCCGGGTCCGTCCGTGGGACGCTGATGATTTGAGTTTCCATGTGACCTTAACGGCGGGGGTGTTACCCCCCCCCGCCTATTGGTGTTGGATTACTTCTTGTTGGCGTCTGGGAACATGGCCGCGAACTCGCTCGGATCAAGCGCCATCATTTCAGCGAAGCTCTTGCCACCGGGGATCGGGTTTGGGACCGGAACCGGGGAAGTCGCAACGACGGACTGGGTCACCGGCTGAGGGGCTGCAGCGGTGGCCTTATTGCGAGTCTCCATCTCTGCAACCATGCGGCGCAGACGGGTGAGCTCATCCTCTTGAACGGGAGGAAGAACTGCCGGAGCGACAGGCGTTGGTGTCGGAGCCGCCACTGGGGCCGACACGGGGATCGCCACAGGAGGAGGCAACGGAGCGGGAGCAGGAGCCTGCATCTGCATCGTCATTGCCGGGGGAGGAGTACGACGCCCCGTCGAGCCAAACACAGATGAAACAATCGCCGCATTGCCGGTATTGTTGGCCAGCGTCAGAATCTGCTCGTAGGTCAGAGTCTTGTCGTCGTTGTATGTGCCGAGGTCGGGGCACTTCTCGAGGCCGGCGATATCCGAGCCATTCAGCGGCCCAGCCTTGTAGCGGAACGTTCCGCCGCCCGCACTCTCAGTCTCAATTTCGACCGAGTACTGGGTGGACCACTTCTGTCCTGTCCGTCGGAACTTGAACCAAACGCCAACGTTCGGGTCGAGTGCGGACACGCCGTTGTTGTCGGAACTGAACTTGTCCATGAGAACCGTCAGCGCCCCCTCCCGGCCCTTACTCCAGATCAGGCTGGGGGGAAGCTTCAGAATGCCCCACTCGCCGGCGATATTCTTGGCAAGCACGTAGTACTTGCGGTCGGTATAGAACTTGTCGACCAGCACCGCCTGTGCCGATGTCTTGAGTGCGGTGGCCGCCTGATTCTTCGCTGCCTCCTCGGTGAGGCCTGGAGTCGCCGCCATCAGCCGCGCAGCACCAGCCGCGACCATGTCTTCCAGCTTCTTCTTCTCTGCGTCGATGCGAGTGCACTCAGGGCAGTCCTGCGTCACCATCTTGTTGCGATCGCGCTTGAAGATGCAGCGGAAGGGCTTCCACTTCGGCTTGGACGGGTCCTGCTCATTCGGAATGGTGTAACCCTGATGAAGCGAGTCGTAGGTGTACCACTTACCCGTCATGCGCTGACTCTTGACGGGAGGGGCAATCCGGAAAACGCTAGGCTCCTTGTCTGAGATGGTGTGAAACTTGAAGCCGTACGATCCTGGGGCGGAGGGGGTACCGAAAAAGTCGTTGTTTGTCGGAAGTGTTTCGTTGGTCATTTGATTTTGCTCTTTTTGTTTTTGATTGTTTTTACTTCTCTTCTGCTACAGCTCGCTTAACTTCGTCCTTGGTGCAGCCAAGCGCCTCAAGCACGAACTCAAGACCTATTCTACCATTCGTCGCCACGGTCTTTGACGAGGCACCAACCAAGCGAGCCACATCTGACGCCAGATTCTTTACTACGACAGGCTGGGTGCCGATGTCGTACTCGCCCTGCAAGGCAGACTGAACGATCTCGTGCATGACGTACTGAGCGACAAACTGGAGGCCTGGGGCACGATTAACGATGTCCGTGACGTACTTCAGGAGTGCATTGTAGTCTGCGATGACGGCAGGGGTATTCCAGTTCGGTGACTCAGCCCTGTACATCCCCATCTCAGTCATCATGCTGCCGACTTCGTCCAACAGCATCGAGTAGTTGGTAAGACCGAACTGATTGACCCGGCCTTTATCCATCCCCTGCCACACGTAGTCGGCGACACGTCGGTACACCACATCGCCGTTCACTACCAAAAACTCCCTCTTGGCTGCGATAGCGCAGAACTTCTCTGTGCCAGCGCCCTCTGGAATCACGACGGAAACGCCTCGACCGGCCAGTCCCATCACCTTGGCACGCAAGTCGGGGAGTTCGTCGCGTGTTCGCGACTGCATGGCCAGACGCCCGGCCATAGACCTCCAATCGCCCTCCACTGGTGTGTCTACGATTTGCTTCGCTTCACGGTACTTCTTCAATGCGTTCTGGAATTCGGTCATTTCTCGTCCCCTTTGGTTGTTTCTGGTTTTGCAGCTCTTTGAATCAGCACGACATCGTCTAGTGTAACACCCTTGCCCGGCCTTCTTCGACAACAGCAAGCAGCGATGGAGCCGGACAAGTCTTCGTTGAATGGAGGAGGCGGCGTTCCGGTCTTGCCGGGCCACTTGACGGCCTTCACGATCGTACCTTCGACGTCGAACGTTAACTCCACCGCCGACTTCTTCTTGGGCTCGCCTTCTTTGGCCTTCTTGTCTTCCCAACTCCAACGCCGCTCGGCCGTCAAAAACCCAATACAACTGAATACCACTTCTTCGCCTATGTCGGCTTGAATGACTTCCTCGACCAAATTGCCGTGCAGCAACGGGTATTCTGTCAATCCTTCGCGCATATTGAACGGGGTGTGGACGATGAATGGGTCCTTGCCTTTGATGACGAATTTACGGTCTTGCTTGAGTTGATTCTCAACCAACGGAATCAAATCTTCGGACAGCGCCGGCAGAATCACCTTCTTGAACTGGTATTGCTCGAGTGGGGACAACGAACGAATTGCCGAGTCTTTCTTTTTGGTAGGCTTTTTCCCAGTGACCGCGAGGCACGCTGCAACGTCGGCTTGCTGCCACGCCACCAATTTTTGCTCCAGCGTCAGCGAGAACTCTTCACCGTTGATTTCGATGGGAGTGAATAGCGGATCCAAAGCTCCGGTTACAATCAAAGCAGTCATGGATTGACTGTTCAGGGCGCTTGTAGCAAGCCGACGAGAGGCCACCTCTTTGGTCTCCCCAGTCTTCTTGTCGGTCTTCACGCGGGTTACATTGGTGCCGTTGTCGACACGCCATTGGTGGCGACGTGTGGCGAGTTCTTCCAGTGTTTTGGCGGAAGCGAGAGCCATGAGTTGCTCTTGTGCCTTGTCAGCGACACCGCGTAACAAGTTGAACGGCGCTCTGATTTTGTCGCCTTCGATGACGAATCCGTCTCGAGACGCACCAAACTGGGGTAGCGCGACCATCTTGCTGCAATGGATCCACAACTTTTCGTTGATTTCATTGCGGTCTGCGTTGGTTAGAATAGCTGCCCACCACTCGAGCGGGTAGTGGTGCTTCAACCAAGCACAAGCGTATCCGATGACGGAGTAACAGTAGGCGTGACTTTTGTTAAAGCCGTAGCGACTCCAGGCATCAAGATTGTCCCACAATTTCTCACTTACACTTACACCTAGTCGCTCCACTGCACCTCGCATGAAGATCTCTTTGTCTTTTGCGACTTTGGCCATCTGCTTCTTAGAGATGTGGACGCGAAACTCATCGGCTTCGGCACCGGTAGTGCCGCCAAGAGTTTGAAAGACACGCGTCAAACTCTCTTGGAAACACATAATGCCTTGCGTTTCCGGTACCAATTCGAGAAGGGCGGCATTGAGCTCGGGATCTCCATTCGGTTTACCTCCGCGAAGTCGGTGGGCGTACTCCACCATCATGTTGTGTCGTCCGCCTTTACCGTCTTCCACATAAGAGTCGAGACCGCCTGGGCGGTCCAAGGCGGTGAAAGTGGCCAAATCGAGGACAGAAGCCAATCCCTTGCGGCCGTTGCCGCGTTCGAAATCGAAGTACTTCAACCACCGTCTAGCAGATGGCGGGTGGAATTGGAAGACGGTTTCAGTCTTGCCTTCTGAGATTTCCCTCAAAACACCCTGATCCTCAGGGAGATCCCAAATGTCATGGAGTTGACCGTTTAGCGGCACACAGCGAAGGTGCGGCACGAAAATCCCATGGAGTTTAACTCCGGGGACATCCTCATCGGGCTCCAACTTCCTCCTGGACGGCGACCAATCGATATGCGGGGCGTGCCGGTCCTGTACCAAATGAATGGCGTGGGAAATGTCGTTGAGAATTTTGATGTTGAGGTAGTCAACCTTCAGCAGCCCCATTGCCTCGACGGCGTCTTTTGTGAATTGTGTACACCTCACGCCACCAATTGTGACGAGTGGGATGATGTCGGAGATTGGGGCATTATTCACGACATACGCACACGCGTGACGGCCGCGCGATCTGGTTAGCCCTAAAGCTTTTTGAATGATATTCCACTCGGCCGGGTAAGTCTTGACAAAAGAAATCAGCGCTGGGTCGATCTCGATTTGTCCTTGCGTCCAGCTACCGTCGGAATTTTTGTAGCCGAAAACAAAGTCGTGGTCTTCAACCCCCTGTGGCGCTTCGGGGAATTGCGACGTGATTTTGTTGATCTCGGACGGCACGTACCCATACTTGACACGGAAGACGTCCTTGGTAGCTGACCGCAACTTGAGTTTGTTGTCGGTGCTGATTTGCGCCACACACTCGCCGAACCGTTCCTTGAGCCAGCCTTTATTCGGGTTATTCGGGTCTACTAGTAAGTCTCTATCCCCTAGATCTTGGTCGACGTCGGGTAGTTTCCCTGACGCAATACGGGTAGGCGTCAAGAAGCGATCTAGACTAAGACCGGCCTTGATCGGATCAACGTGTGTAATGCCAAGTAGGTAGCTTGTATACACGCCCGCAGCCGAACCTCTTCCAACCCCAGACAACTTCCCATTGCGCGTGTACAAAGCACATACTTCTTCCAACATCTGAAAATATGGCAGTAGGTCTACGACACCGTTTTTGTGAAGCAACTCGATCTCTTGTTGCAAGCGCCCGAGGTGGGCCGCGTCATGGATGAGTCGCCCGTGCTTGGCGATGAGTTTGGCGGTGTGCTCTAACGTATTAGCCGGATAGAAGTTGGTCGGCAGCGCCTTCTGGGTGGTGAATTTGAAGTCGTGGAACCTCGCAGCCCAATCGTGGTTATTTTGCACCCAACCTTCGAATTCCGACTGACCAATCCCCATCCTATCTCGGAACCAGGCGCCGGCGGCGGCATTGTCGAGACGGTGGTATGAATTCGCCATCTTCCAGCCGCCGGACTGTGCCAAGCGCATGTCTTGGACGATTTTTTCATCAGGTGAGGTAAAGTGGCTGTCGTCACTACATAGGACTACATCACCCATTTTCTGGGCGATCTGGTAGATGAATCGATTGACCCCCAACTGAACGTCTCCGTCAGGCGACCATGGGGAACAACTGTTCTTGATGAACCCCTCGCGCAAGTCCGCTGAAACCATCACCTTGGGTTCGGCCACATCGACAAATTTACGGTTTTGCATGACCTCCAAAATACGCTTGTGCTTGCTCAAATCCGCCTGAGCCAGACTTTCGGCCTTGAGTTCGCCTGCGTCGGTCTTGAGTTTCTTCCACACGGGGAACTTCTCTTCCGTGCCATCTTCGTACTTCACCCACACGCCAGATTCCCAATTCTGATCGCAAGTGTGGGGGAACATCTCCACCAAAAAGTTGCCCGGCTTCACCAAGCCCCGGACGCGCTGGTAATACTTGATGGCGGTCTGCCAGTCGTTATGGACGAGCAAGTGTCGCCCCACCACGCCGATGAGGCAGCTCGAAGTCATCGTGACGTTCTTCGAGCCGAGTTCCTCGAGGTCTGCCCAGGTAAAAATCGGCTTGCGCTCCGAGCCGTGTTGCTCAGCCCTGAGGTCCGCCTTCGAAAGTAGCTTGACGGCCGTGAAGAACGCTTCTTGGTCCAAGAAGTGAAGCGTGCAATGAAGATACTTCAAGTGTTCCCAATATCCATACTCAGGCACGCAAAGCTGTTGATCCGCCTTGGGGAGCTTTTCGTAAGCCTTTTGGGTCACGCGCTGGTTCGTGCGTTCGTTGCGGTAGCGCATCGCCCTTTGTACACCGGCCTGCTCTAAAATACTACATGAGTCATCTCTGACATATGCCTCTAACCCCAAGATCGGATTGAGTTTTCCGGCAAACCGCTTGTCCGACCGACATAGGTCGTACGCGCTCCGACACCCCTCGAGTGTCCCGTGGTCGGTGACCGTCAGGTGGCCGCTCCCAAGTTCTAGCTCCTTCTTGGCAAAAGCTTCCGGAGTGGCGGCCGAGTCGAAACTGTTTGGATGGCTATGAGGTGTCGGAAAGTTGTTCATGAGTGTGTCTTTCTAGGTCTGTCGCTTACTGGCGTTGTCGTGGATCCACCAGACAAACGAGAACACTGCGACGATTATAGAGACGAGCAGGAGCCAATCGTACGCGCTAAAGGTGGGGAATACGACGCGCGAGTGAGTACCACTACACCTATGAGCTGTACCTGCAATAAGCGCCTGCTGCATAAGCAGCGTCGATGCGAAGATGGTCATTTTGTTCCTCCAATGTGAAGACGCCCCGACCATACATCATCGGGGCGTCGTTGGCAAGAGCTGGATTCACTCTTCTCACTTACGGGTGCTTCTGACCTTCTTCGTGTCACCGCCGTAGTACTTCTTCGTGGCTTCCATAAAGTTGGCGTATGCGACCCTACACATCCGATTGGCATCCATGGTCAAGGGGTCGTCTGCGACACTTCGGGTGGCATCCGGGACTATCGATATCTCTCGATAATACAGCACCATAGCTCGATGATACTCTGCATAAGCGTTGAAGTACTCTTGTGCAGCTTGGTGGTATTCGACTTCAGAGCGATGGCTCATCGACTCACCTTCAGTTGACGGCGCAACTTCTCGATCACTCGAGCTTCCAACGTGTTGTACTCCTCTTCCGTCATCATCAGCGACCTTGCAGCAACACTCGCAGGGACGCCGTCAGGAAACCGTGCCATGAGCTTGTTCAGCGAGTAGTCATAGCGTCGGTTGGAGATGAAGTCGGGGTCGTCCTGCAACTTCTTCTTAAAATCTTCAATTTGTGGGTCGGTCATAGTGGCTTCCAAAGGGGAATGATTTTGTCGAACTCTTTTGATTTGTCTGCATCAACACCAACATAAAGCCGTCTGTGATCGCCAAACTGGTGTCCGTCGACGCTCTCCCAGAGTTGCTGACTACAGTGCGAGGCGAAGTAACCAAGAGACTGAGAGTACTGGCCTCCAGGAAGCATCGCTCCGTTCGTAATTACTGTGGAATCCCCTACGTCTACGTCACAGGAAATGTGGACATGTCCGCCACAAAACTGAGTCACGTCGGCGTTGTCGGGGTGCGCAGTACGAAACCTTCCAATTTGAGCCTCCAAGGCTCCGGTGCGGAGCAGCTTGCCTGGATTGCCGAAATTGAAGATCGCATCGCCGTGTGTATAGAGCGACTTTTGTCCGAATTGAGAGCAAATGTAGAACGGACGGATGTGAGTTTCAACCCGGACATTGGGGACGGCGCGGAAGGCGTAATACAGCGACCGATAAATGCGGTATTCATGGGAGTCGTATTTATCTTGTAGGGCGCGGTCTGGGTGGCGAGCGACGTCGCGTCCATGATTCCCTACAGCCGTATACACCACAACTTGGCGAAATTCCGTGGCGGCAAATTCCAGGGCATGGACTAGATGGTGCAAGGCTCGGTCGAACTGTACCGTTACGTTGGCTGAAGACTGGGGGTCATGAATGTTGCCTTCAATAACATCGCCCAAGATGTGTACCGCCAAAGATGTGGCCTTGCGATGCTGTCGCTTGTAGTCCACCACTTGAGCGACAATAGCCGCCAATCGACGAGATTCTTCGATTGGGCCGTACGGATAACGCACTAATCGGCCATCCAACTCGGCCCCAAAGTGCATGTCCGACAACATCAAGTTCAGCCAGCGCTCCGTCCTAGCAGTCTTCTTGCCCTTATAGGTCGGAATCCAATTGCGCTGGGCAAACCGCCTGGAAATAACCTCCAGGCGATTAGCCATACACTCGTTCTTCGCCAAGCTCAGTGCCGCACTTTTGTCTTTCTTGAATTCCGCCTTTTTACGCAACTCATCGATAAACGCATGTACGGCCGACGCCATTAGCTCTTCACCGCGGCGGGAGCGTTGCAATACACCGCCTCAACGCGAAGCTTGTCCTTGTTCTGGAGCTCCATCTCGAAGCCCGCCGACTGTCCGAGCAACCCGGCGAGAAGAGTCTGCTCCATCTGCTTGGCCGGCAATGTAACGGGCTGCTGCGTCTTGAGTTGACCGTCCGCGCTGAACTGGTTGACAACCAACAGACTCTCGACCGTGATGGCGGGGTCGACAACCAGCGAGCCCTCGGCCAGAGCCGCCTCAATGGCCGCCTTCTGAGCCTTGGCGCGCTCCTCTTGCTGACGAGCCTGATGCGCGCCAATGGCCTGCTGAATGGCCTCCATACCGACCGTCTCGACGATGGCCGCAAGGAGCTGGTCGATCTGGTCGACGCGCTGAGTGAGCCCCTGCTCCTCCTTCGTTCCGAACAGGCTCGTCTCGATACGAGTGAGACGGGTCATTGCATCTGCAGCGCGCTTCGCATTTACTCGATTATCATTGCTAGGAATTACCATTTTTGTTCTCCTTGGGGACTTCTACTACGCGTTCTTTACCGCTGCATCCATCATTCGTGAGCTTGCTTCAGCCATTCTCGACGCCGTCATCTGAGAGGTCATTTCGATTTGACGAATTGATGTCGGGAATGGAATCGGCTGAATTGAACCCGTCGGTCGAGCCTGCTGGGTGAGGTCGACTACAACTTCCTTCTCGACTGTCTTGCCAGTGGACTGATCGACCATTGGCGCCATGACGGTTTTGGTAACTCGCTTGATTCCACCTACTTGTTCCGTCTTCACGGGCGTCGGTGTTGGAGTTGGGGTCGGTGCCGGGGTTTGTGGGGCTGGCGTTGATGCCGACTGGACAACAGACTTGGCGGACACCTTACGTAGCGCCGGCTTGGCTGGAACGTTCGCCTTCTTGAGTGTAGGGGCTACGGGCTCTGGAGTCGGCTCGGCTAGCGAGGGCTTCTTGGTGACCTTAGCCGCAATCGCCTTCAACGCACCAAACACCGCCGGGGCTGCCAGAGCCTTAAGTGCGGTAATTTCGGCCGGAGTAAACATGCCGTCAGTGTCAGTGTTTTCGACTCCAACAAGCTTAGACATGCGAGTTCTGACAAAATCTCGGATCTCTTTGTCGACTACAGCCGCCGCGGGGCCAGTGGAGTCGCTGAAGAAGGAGTCCATAGACAACACCAACCGGTAATACTGAGCGAGTTCAAGGCGAAATTCCACTTCCGCCATGGCTTGCTCATCGGTAGTTTCTGTTGTGTCAACTGCCGTCGGCTCGCTACGAGAAACTACGCGGACGTTCGGTCGCGGTCGGGGTGGAGCGGCCGATACATCCGGCGCGCTGTCGTTGTCGAGGTCTTCTAGATCAAAATCGATTGACAATTGGTTCTCCTAGATTTGAAATTCCAGTATACACGGTTTTACGGTGGTGTCAAGCGACTTTTGTGTTGGACGGCAAATCATCTCCGCCAAAATAACCGCGGCGACGTGCTCGGGCGACGACAATCGAGTTTTCTCGGCCGCCATATACGCCTTCAGCCACGGACTGATCATCGTACACCTCCAAAAAGTAAACGCCCCGAGTTGTCTGGTTCGTGGCGACACCGTGCTGCGCTCGTTAGAGCGGACAAAACACCACATCGCGACCGGAGGTTGGCTGCCTATACAAGAAACAGCCAGGTGTGAACACGTAGAAGGTGTCGACCCGGTCGCGATGTGGTGTGAAATTTAAACTCCAGTCGAACCGAGGCCGTTAGTACCACGGTCAGTTTCAGCTACTTCGGTAACTTCCACGCATTCCATCAACGATACTGGGGCGATTACGAGCTGAGCAATCCGATCGCCCGCCTTGATGTCCACCGTCCCGGGGCCGTGATTGATGAGAATCACCTTGACGTTGCCTGTGTAGGCTGTGTCGATGGTGCCGGGAGAATTCAGCACGGTCACGCCCTTCTTGGCCGCCAGGCCGCTACGGGGGCGGACTTGCCCCTCGTATCCAGCCGGGAGTTCCAGCTGGATGCCCGTATCATACGCGTGAAACGCGCCTGGCGCAAGCGACAAGGTCTCGACCGAGACCAAATCGAGACCGGAATCGGTGGGGTGCGCTCGAGTAGGCTGAACTGCTGCCGGGTGAACCTTCTTGAATTTCAACGTAGCCCAATAGTGGCTGACGGCCGATACACCGGTCGTGCGCGGAATTTCTCCGCCACACGGAGGGGCGGCGACAAACACTGTACTCGAATCACCAGTCGTGGTCGTGTTGCATGGTAATTCGACGCAGGGATTGTATGTCACGGCGATCTGCTGGATGGTGGAATCGGACATTCGTAATTCTCCTTGTTTGGTTCCACCATTGTACCACGGATTATTTGATGGGGCAAGCGCCACCGGCGCATTCGCTGTCACCCAACTCGTCTCCGGCTCCGATCCCGTCGACTTTAATAGGCTTCACCTTCGGAGCCAGCTTCTCGAACATTTCCTTGGAGATCGCCTCTTTGGGTGCCTGCTTAAATCCGTGGTCTGAATGGCAAAGAAAGCTGATAGTCTTGATGTACTTAAGATTTTCTCCAAGCCAAGCCTTGAGTTGGTTGAGTTCTTCCTTCTTGTAGTACACAGTAACCGAAATACTCTGGTCGGCCCAGTGTTTTTGTGCCATCTTGAGTACGTCCAACTGCTTCCAGGTGTCCCACCCCTCGTCCGCCACCGGGGCGCCATCCGGAGCTTGCTCGTAAAAATCAACAACGACTGTGTTGTGATCGAAAGTTCCATCGAAACGTACGACAGGTTCAATGTGGTGGCCGGCAGCGGCGAGAAGGGGGATCATCGGGTCTGTAGCCGAAAAGCGGATGCGTTGAATGTAATAACGACTCCAAGCGGCATGGATCCCTTCATATCCCTTCATATCATACATCTTTGACACCGTTCCACTTGGCTTGATAGTGGTTGTCCGGACGCTCTTGGGGATGCCTAATTCCTTACTGTACGAGACGTTCTCGTCTTGAATAGCTCTGTAAGCTACATCAAGGATCTCTGGAGAGAATAACGGACTTTGGAGACATCCTGTGATCCCAGTTCCAACCCGTCGATTCCTCTTGACGACTTCGTCACTCTTCTCGAGATGGTACGGAGCCATTGTCACACGCTTACCCCATCGGTGCATCAACCTCGACGCCTCAACGAATTCATCGACACCTGTAAGTCGGGGTAGGGCGATGTCTTGGAGATTGCACGGTTCTCCGTCTTCAAGACAAGCTTCCGCGCAGGGGTTGGTACCAACCGCAGTGTCGGGTTGTAAATCACCCATGCGCGCGAACTTTTGAATGTTGGCGCGGTTGACGATGCCGAATGGCTCCCCGTTTTCATACGTCTTCCAAAAGAGCGGGTGCACATCCTCGATATCGTCGGCCACGACCGACAAATTCGCCATAGCGCGTTGGGTCGGGATGGGGCCGAGATCCCAACGCTTGGCTTTGAGGTACTCCTTATCCCAACAATCCCCAAGAACCAAAATGGCGCTGCGCCGCACGTTGCCGGCCACAACCATCTCACCGATGCAGCAAATGATGTCCATGGCATCTACTGGACGTACAGTCTTACCTTCACGTCGGCCCAACAAAGCGCACAACTTCTCAACCAAGGCGATCAAGGGCAGTGGGCCGCTCGCCGTGCCGCCAAATCCGTTGATCTTTTCCCCGTACCCACGAATACATACCGTACTGTAATCGAAACTGCGACCTGTAACAAAAAAGGACTCAAGTACGCGGCGGAGTAATTCACACCAACCCTCTCGACTATCCGGCACGATGAATGAGGCGTCCTTGGTCGCCTTGTGTCGGATTACCACCCCCTTCTTGACGCGCGGTAGTTTAGACACGTATTTGTGCTCGACCGACAGCCCGACACCGCCACCCAACATGAGCAAGTCCTGGGCGTCTACAAAGTTCATCCAATTGTCGGCGCACTGAAACCAACAATTCGTCAGGGCAGCTCCACCGACCACATCTTGGGCCTTGGCGCCGCTGAACCACCATCCGCGGCCAGCTGGCCCAGCCTTGCGCTCACTCAAGAAATAACGCAAACGCTGAATCTCTTGGTCGGACACATTGAGTCCTCGTACGTTCCCGGCGATAACCCGCTCTACCGTTTGCGACCAATTCTCCACCATCCCGTTGTCGTTACGAGCGTATGTACGCTTGTAGACTACACTAGCTAGGTTGCTCATCGAGTTCATGATTTCTCCGTGCGAATGTCCTTAGTATACCACCGGACGTTCGCTAGTTTTTGGTCTTTTTGGGTTTGTCAAACACGTCTTTGTTCGTCAGAACGTGGCAGCCCAGCAAAAACGCTTGCACTTGGCAATGTGCATCGGCGATGTCGTCATCGCCCTTCTTAAAATCGGCGTCCCAAGTGAGATTACAATACGCCACGGCGATGCTCTTTTTGTCGATTTTGCCGTGGATGCACTTCTTGCGAAGCACTACCATGTGCGCATCCAGCTTAGCTTTGGCTTCTTTCTTGGAAGCGGCATCGCGTGCGGACTTCAATTCAGCCTTGAGGCGTTTTTGCTCCAAAAGGAGCAACTTGGATTGCTTCCGAGTCGTAGCCACGGACAAATCCAAAGTCTTGCGCCAATCCGACGTGTTGATGTAGTGGATTTTGACGGGGAATTTCAAGAGATTCTTGACTACGGTGTAGTGAATCATGTCGAGAATCTTCTGCGAGTGCCGACTGCCAAACCTGCTGGAGGTTTTGTTGATTTCCTCGATGACTACGTCGGTTACATCGGGGTTTTTGGTGAGCAGCTCGGCTACTTGCTCACCGACATCGTCGGCGACCATAATGAAATTATGTGGATATTCCGCGACATCCCACCCGATTCGCTTCGCAATGAGACCAGAAGACGTAGGGCGTCCATCAGTGAAGATGGCCCATCCAGTGGAGGTGCTGAGGTCGAGTCCAAGGATTGACATGAGTGTTAGATTCCGGCGGACAGACCGGACAGAATTTTTCGGAGGTGAGCTATAAGAATCTCTTTGAGGCTCGCTACGACTAGTTCGGCTGTGGAATATTGCTCGAAGTACATGTTGAGTATCTGGATGTTGTTGACTGCGGCGATACGTAAGGCCTGCCCAGTGCCACCAGTCGGCCTGCCACCGGCCGTCCAACAAACCACCGCCTGAACCGGAGATTGTAGGTCCAGACCGAGAACCTGTGCGCTGTTGCGCGCCATAAGCTTCCGAGCGCCGTCCTTTAGACGGTCCCACGTCGGATGGAACTGTCTAGCGTGCGCCATTAGTTCCGTCCAATTGTTGGGGACCACAAGTTGGCCTCCCAGTCTATTGGCCTGCTCTTCAAAGGAAGACCACGGGAGGTATGCCGTACAACATTGCGCGGCTCCACACTCGAAAGCTTGGTCTGCACCCGGAGCGTGTCCGGAACGGATTTGTATTTTGTTGGCCGCGCACCACTGGCCGATTTTTACCATCTCGGCCAAGATAGAGCCGGGTGTTTCTCTACTGCCGATGCCGGCGATTGCGAGTTGAGAGTCAAGCATGGTGACGCCATTATACCACGCCCGACTCCCCTCCGAGATTATTTCTCGGAGAGTTGCTCTCGTAGCGACTTGATTCGCTTGTCACAGTTCGGACTTGTAGCCAGTCCTATTCCATCAATCAACACCCGACGAAGTGTACGAACTGTGTCGGTTCGAACAACTTCCATCGCCACGCCACTGACGCAAGGGGTGAGATCTAACAAATCTTCCACTTTTGTCCGCGAGTCGAGCTCGAGTTCGGCAAATACTGAATCTCCGATCCGAGATAGTGTGGCAACCCCTACGCGTCTGTCAACCTTAAAGTCCAGTGTGACCGGAACTCTCCCTTTCTTCAGTTCGAGTCCCGTCGGATCAAATACCTCGCCAGAGGAGTCAGTTGTCCCATCGACTATTAGTACTAGAGCTTTCATTTTTCACCTTATGGGTACTATTTTGTAGTTACTTCTACTACAACGACTACGCCTTGCCGCGAGACTCAAGGACCGAGTACGCGTAACTAATGCGCAATCGGTTGGCCTTCGTCGCATCGGCGTATTGCTCCCCCGCCTGCTTCGCGATTTCCTTCTTCTCTGCAAGATCCATGTCGGCCTTCATGGCGGCGCGGTTCTCGTGCTCATTGATGGCGACTTCGGAGATCTTCTTTTTCACATCCTCATCGCTCATACCTTCGACGAGTTCCTTAAACTCGGGATCCAGATCTTCAAACGGGTTCTTCTTGGCCATTATTGTTCTCCTTGGTGGTTGCTACTAGTGTTGCATACAACTTGTCAATTTTTGTGTGCGCCTCTTCTATCGTATCTGCGGTCACCGTCAGTGACAATCCATCCGTAGGTGGCACAATACCCCGACGAACAAGACTGAACGTTTGGACGGTGACGGAGACTTTCTTAGAGTTCTCGGACATTGATCTTGAGGGCCTCGGGGAAACGGCTATGCGCGAACCGCCGAGCATCGGCAAGCGACGGGGTCGACAACGTCATGGACACGATAGTGGGGGTAACTCCATCGCCACAACAAGGAATGTCCAGAACGAGCATCTTATCGGTGCAACGACAATAGTCCGGCAAGTAAATCCCAACAGCAAAACGCTTCTTATCGGTCATTTGATTCTCGACTTTCCGTCTACGTATTCAACTTCGATGATTTGGTTAAACGCCTCTACAACCTCTGAAGTGTGGTCTACCACAAGTACTAGTCGATTACAAGCGTACTCTTTAAGCACTTCGAGTGCAGCCTCTTTCGTGGCTATTCCCTGACCATTCCAACACTCATCCAGACACAACCACCCGGGCACCACCCCACTCCTACGCTGGATTACTGCACCTACCGCCAAGTCTACCACACCATCCAAAGAAGTGAACTGCCCGCCCGACAGCGTCTTGAGTTTGGCTTCCTTGCCGTCGACAAATACGGTAGTCAGAATGGCTTTGTTGACAACACCCTTTTGCGTTATAGTCTCGGTGGAAAAATGTACGGTCAAGTGAGATACGTTCGCCAGCCGGCCCAGTCGTTCATTGGCCTCGGCTTCGATCTCGGAGAGGACTTCTTCGAAAATAGCCCCCAGAAACCCTCGTGGACCCATGGCCGCGACGAAGTCTAGTTCGGCCGCCAGTTCCACCCGAATTCGATTCAACTCGGTCTGGCGGGCTTGTAGGCGGTTCTGGTTTTGAGTCAAGGTGTCAGTAAATTGCTTACGCGACACTTCAATCCTAGCGTTGGACTGCTGGACGGACTTGATTTGGAATTCGATGCCGTTGATTTGCGACAACACTTCGGACTTTTGCTGCTTCAACGTCAAGACCTTTTCTTGTGCTTCCGTAACAGCCCCAGCGGCGGACTCCAAAGCTTTTTCGTGAATACGTCGATCCATCATCGAGATATTGTCCGAGAACTGGCGGATGAGAGGGTTTTCTGTGAAAATTTTGCGGAGTTCCTCTTCAAGAAGCGACTTCGACTTACAGATCTCTCCTGCAGCCGCAACACGCTTCTCAAGCTCTGCAATAGCTTGCTCGAGTTGCGTTGCGTATGCTTGCGACTGATCCCACGGACGCTGACAGGTAACACATGTACCTTGACGAGCATGTTCTAGTTGTGCGCGATTCTGGGCGATTTGAGCTAGGTCGTGGTTCTTCTGTGCTTCTGCCCTGACTACTACTTGCAGTTCTTGTCGAAGTTTCTCTTGCTTTTTTGAGAATTCACGACGAAGCTGCGCGTCCTCTTGACTCAACCGTTCACGATGAGACTGCGCGGCACGCAACAAATCGCGCATTTTGGTGAGTTCCGGATTCTGACTCGCTAGATCCTTAAGGCGTTCCGCAGTAGCCCAGGCATCCTGAACCCTTGAATCTAGGTCGTCTGCCACCAACCGAAGGGCCTCAGGCGAGGCTGGGATTTCTTGCGGTTGCGGCAGCCCCTTGAGCTGCTCCGCTAGCATCGCCACGGCGCCGGTCAGCTCCTTGCATCCAGCCTCTTCTGCGGCTATGGTCTGAGTCAATCGCTTTGCGGTTACTTCAGCCGACTCCACGGCTCGTTCAATGTCCGTCAGACCTAGAATACTCGACAAGAATTCCTTCTTGCCTGCGTCGGCCAGTGACAAGAACACGCCGCGTGAATCTTGCGGGCGGTATGTGAGAGTCTGAAGGGTCTCTGTATCCAGACCGACGACTCGTCGAAGGTTCTCTGAAATCACTTTCGCGCCGGTGTAGTTTTTACCGGCAATGACGATCGAGTTCTTCTTGCCGCGATGAATGACGACTTCACCTTCATCCGTGTCTAGGGCGAGTGTAACCTGAAGTGGCTCTTCCGTGTTCCAAGACTGCAAGTCCGTAGCCGACAGCGGGCACATGTCCAGAGCGTAACTGATAGCCAACAACAAAGTCGACTTTCCAGCGCCGCTAGAGTCGTGGGTAACAGGATTACTTCCGCGAAGGAGGACAAGTCCAGACTCCGGAAAGTCCACTCGAGTCTCGTCGACGAACGATCGGAAGCTTTTGAGCTGGAGCCATTTTAGCTTGAGTGCCATTTAGATCTTTCCAGCGTGGTGTGCAAAAGCACATCGGCGAACCCACCACCTATCCAACGATATCGAACCCTCTACGCATTTGGTGGGATGGTCCATTTCCCACAAGTAGTATCCAGAGTCAAGCTGAATCACCCGATACCCATCGGGAAGTGGCTTGCACCGCGGCGGGAATTCGACAATCAGGTTGCCGTGTAGGTTTGTCGCCATTTTACTTGACCACCTTGCGTTCCGCCAGCATTTCTTGAATGCCGCTAAGTTGTTCTACCTTCCGGATCAACAATCCATTGTCTCGGACTTCTATCACACGTGCGGTCGTTTGGCTAGTGAATTTCTGACTGCCACCGCACTCACACTTCGCCAACTTAGGGCGTTGCGACAGCAGCGCCCGTTGGATCTTGTGACACTTCTTGCATTCCCAGTTATAGACGGGCATTTATTTGCTCCACAAGCGTTAAGTGGGAGGAGATCAATAAGGAAACCCTCCTTCCACTTCGTTCTGCTTAAACGTGATCGTCCGCGGGATTGTCGTTGACCGTCCGCATGTAATTCGCGCTGTCGCGAGCTTCGGCGTGATCCACTTCAGTATCACGGACGAATACGCAAACGCCACCGCAAGTTCCGAGAAGTGACGCAATGGAGATAGAATTACGAATCGCCTCCAACACTGCCGGAACAGAGTCAAGAAGACCTTCCTTAAACGCGTCGACGTACTCTCCTTCCAGGATGTCGTAGACGGTCGACTTACTCCCGCGCATTGCAGAAATCAAACCTTCGACCTCGTCGATGTGGTATCCGGCGTTCATGTAAAGGCGGTTGATCGGCTCCTGCAACGATGGGACCAAAACTTCACGCAACATCGCATCGTGGGTCAAAAGCGACTGCAATTGCAGCAACATCCACCCGCCAGCCGGAAGTGCCCCGTGCTCGATGGCGCCACGGACCGCGCAAATCGCATCGTCGACGCGGTCGCGCTTCTCGCGGAGCTCTCCACCACTCGCGCCAACGACAGTGAGGCGAGCAACGCCGCCGCTCACCTTCCCCAGGCGCTCGGAAACGATGTGCTGGTCCAACTTACTCAGTCCGCCGATTTCGAGCTGCTTCGAGAGCTGATCGACACGCTCCAACACGCGAAGCTCGTCGGCGAACCCAATGATCGTAGAACGGAACCGAGCCGCTTCGAACGCTGGCGTGTGCCCGAGGTCCTCGACTTGACCCTCCGACAATGGCTTGTTGATTGGGTCAAAGATGACACCACCGGTCACCGCCGCGAGGTCGGCTAAGAAATCGTACTGCCCCGACTGCATCTGGCTGAGAGGCGCGGTAAGCGGGTAGACGTTTAGCGAACCGGGTTCACGGAAGTTGACGGACAGATGCCCAAGTACGCTCTCTGAAACCCCGCACGACACGAACACGACATTCTGAGAAATTTGTCCGGCCTGTGCAGCTTGGATGATTTGATCGAACAACTTGAGCGCGTCGTAGATGTCGTTGAGCTTCCCGTGGTATAAGATGTACGACGGCTTCTCGAAGGAACAGAGTTGTCGAGAGACGTCGTTGATGAAGTTTTGGTAGAACTTACCGCACGCGTCTTCGTACCCGGTGGAAATTTGATAGCCATCGATCTTGTCGACGCGATATCCCGCCGGACCACTCTCTTCGACCACTGTGATGTTACCTTTGTCGCCTGTTAGGTCGAAACATTCAAGTACGGCGTCCGCTAGCGCCTTGTCGCCGTTAGCCGATACCTTGGCGACGGCATGAAGAAGCTTACGCCCTTGCTTCGACGACAGAGACACCTTTTTGGCGGACTTGTGGATGGCCGGCTCAATCGTATTCTTGAATGCCGCTTCAAGAGTGCGAACGACTCGCTGAGGAGAAACCTTCGGGTTTCGCTCGCAATACTCCTGCGTGTAACGAACAATAGCCTCCGCAAGAATTGCGCTCGAAGTCGTTCCGTCGCCGGCAGAAGCTGCAGTTCGGACGCTGCAGTCTCGAGCGGATTCCATAATGACTTGCTTGACGGAATCCTGGAATCCCATGTTGTTGAAGGCGGTTACCCCGTCCTTGCTCAAAAATGGAGGTAAAAGCTCCTCCTGCCGCTCAATTATAACAGACAGCCCACCAGGGCCAAGGGTGCTACCAACGAGGTCGGAGCACGTCTTCATGGTCTCACGGATGACTCGCTGCAGTTCCGGACCACGAGTCAGCATTTTTTTGGGGGCAGATTTGGCTTTTTGGTGTTGCATTAGGGCTCCTGTGAGAGTTTCTCTTAGTATACCACAACGCCGAGACTAGTACCGATCTTGAATGACCTTTACGGCAGCGGAGATATCTAGGTCAGATATGTATTGCAACAAGAGATCAACAATAGTCTCGTAGTCGGGGGCAAGGAAACCTCTATCGTCTACAAGTATGCCCCCTTCAAGTCCACCTTGCAGGGCCATCAAGAGCGAGCTCTTCTTGTTTGCCACACACACATTCTCCTCGCCATACGGCCCGACCATGCCTTCTCGAAAGGAGCGGAGATATCGGTCTGGCAATACGGTTTTCTTTTTGGTGGTCATTACGCATACCACTTCTCGATGGCATTAAAAGCCTCAGAGATTTTGGGGTCTCCAATAAGCTTCAGTAGCAACTCGTCGGCTGTGACGTGGTCACCTTCTGGTTCTCCGTTGGGGTTGCTCTTCCATCCGGTCTTTGCATCGTAGACTGGAGCCATGCCCTGGAGTCGCTTCAGAATTTCAGCCTTATTCTTCTGTCGCAGACCGGCCATCTCACTCAAGCCTTCGACAGTCTCGCACATCTCGTTGAGCTCTAGATGTTGAGTGGCAAAATCTTCAGACAGCTCATCGTACTCCGCTCGCAACACCTTGTACTTTTTCTCTGCCTCTACCTGCTTGGTCCACAATTCCATCTCTTTTGGGGTCATTTTCTCAAGCCCTCTTTCAATCGACTCAAACGCTTCAGTTATTTCCGGGTCGTCAATCAAGCCCAACAATATTCGAACGGCAAACGAGTAATCCCTCTTGGGGTTGCGCCCACACGTAGCTCCAGTACCGGTGTTACGGCCGTACGTGTAAGCCATATCTTGCAGCGGCTGCAAGATCGCATTACGTTTCTTCTTTTTGGGGCTCATTTTTTACCTGCCGTAGTCTTCTCGAGGATTTTGAGTAACGCTGCATCTACATCAACCGGCGACATCGACTTGATTTCTTTGGACTGCCCTTCAATTACCTCGCCCTTGTCCTCCGTACGATGCGTATGAAGAATCTCCCCCGACACGTTCTTATCCTTATCCTGTCCGGTGAGACGAAGCAAGAGCTCCAGCGTTTGCTGGTACGCCTTCAGTGTCATTTGCCCCTTCAAGTCACCAAGGTCTTCTTCCTTACCGGTCTGCAAGAATCGGCGCAGCTTCTCTCCGTTCAACTTATTGAATGCGGCAGCCCACAAACTCACGAACTGAACCGACTCGAGCTGGCTCGCCTGCACGGTTTCGTGGATCCGCTCCACTAGACCTTCGGTGTAGTCCTTACGCTTGAGATCCCAATCATTATCCATCTTGGCGCGGACAATCATTCCCATCGTAAAAGATGGGTTCATCGCTTGGATGTCCTTAGTGGAACACCCGCGCAAATAGAGGTTGTAGAACTGCTGTGCGGTCGCAGGAGACACCGGCGGCTTGCCAGACGACATGTACTCGAGGTACACTTCCTTTTCTTCCGGCTCCAAAGCCTCAAAACGCCCCTCGGCGGTATCGAGGTTTGCCATTTGCTTACGCGCCCTACGCTCCAAACGTGACTCACGCGCCATTTTTGACCTCCTGGACTTCTACTTGGTTGTATGGGGCGTGACACTCGTTACCGCTAGCAATCGACTCGTAGGTTTCCCACTCAACGTCTTCCGCGTCGTGCTCACCCCACACATTATATTTATCCCACGCCGCCGCCTTCGCCGAAGCTTTATTTTTCGCCTCTACCTTAAAAAGGAGTCGACCTGCGATAGGGATGGTCACGTAGTAAGTCTTCATGGAGTCCTCTTGATTGTTACTTTGGTATTTGGATTGAAACCAGCTAATGGATTCATATCAGACTTTGAAACATCTTGCAAGCGTGTGCCACGATAAATCACTGTGCGAGCACGCTTGACCACCACCAACCACGCCTCGCCGAACAAATCCTGCACCGATCGCTCCAACCTGAATAGGAGCTGCGGTTTTTCGATATTCTTTTTTGGGGGCAAAGTCAATACGAACGTAATGGTCTGCTCGTCTTGGTCGACCACGATTTTGTGCTTGACTGATTCCGGAAAAAACAACTTCGGCCACACGTTGATGGTCTTGAGTTGCCAATCCGCGATATGCAGGCCGGTGTTTGACAACAATCGCTGATGCTCGACAAGTTCTTGACTCAAAGCAAACCTCCTAGTCGGTCCTGCACCATTTTCTCGAGAACTTCAGTTGAAGTCCCATGCTTTGCCTGGTACCCACCAACAAATGTCTTGATGGCAGCACCGATCCCCATGGACTCTCGTACTGCCGACTTCGCCGTGTTTACTGGAAAAGTTCTCACGCGACACCCACTCCACTTCGCACGTCGCTCTTGGATGAATTTGGCATCACCATGAATGTCGACGATGTAGCGCCACTTGGGATTGATTTCAAGTTGCAATGGATTCTCAATTCGGTCTTCGAATCGGAGGATCTTGTTACAAAACTGTTTGGTTTCTACGGATTTGATTACTTTGGCTCCCTTAGGTCCGAATTCAATTACGTTCACCGAGCGCTCGATGTTGGCGTCAGAGGCCGTGCGCCATCGTGGCGCTCCGGGGTAAAAAACGTCACAGCCGAACACTGCTAGGCCGTCAGAAACTTGGTCGAACCGGTATGGCGTATGCATGTGGCCGACGACAAAGCTTTTGTCCTGTACATCTTCCAACGAAGCAGCATCCGGAGCGTAAAAACCGTTGTCGTAGCGGGAACCTTGCACGGCTTGGTGTGCAACCACACACTTTGCGCTAGAACTTCGAACGGCACGCAAAAACGATTCGTTGTCGTGCGTATATGGCATGAACAACACGCCGTCTAGGTCCGTCGGCTTGTCTACCACTGTAATAGCATCGACGTGAGCCAACATCGAATGATTCGGACTAGAGCCCGCCGCCGCCAGATCGTGATTACCGACCAAAGCGATTACTGGGGTTGTATGGAGTGCAGCAAAAGCTTGTCGCCACCACGCCATCACTTCACAATTCACTAGCTTGTGGTTGTGATACTGATCGCCCAAGAAAATTACGGTGTCGACTTTTTCGTCGACAACGATCGGCAAAATACCGTCGATTAGAGCTTGGCAGTCGTCAAGTTCCCCTTCGACGGCATGCACGTCACCTATAACGAGAGAGCGCATCATTCCGCCTTCTTATACAAAGACATTTCGGCATAACGAATTTTCAATGAGCCTAACTCTACTAGAACTAGGTCTAGACTTTGTTCGGCCTTAAGGGCTCTGGACGTCCAGTCTAGCAAGACGCGCTCCATCTTTTGCTTAAACTCAGATGAACGCCTTTGCTCTTCATAGAGCTCCACCTCAAGTTCCTGGAACTTCTGCTCCAGCCACGCAGAGTCTGTTCTCGCTTCACCTTCGCATGTTTCTCCTGCAGCGAGCGTGGTCATTGTTTAGACCCAGCCTGCCCAAAGTAGTCCGAAACGTTTTGCGCCGCAACGCGGTTCGCCTCATCGGCGTTTGCCCTCATCAAGGTGTGCAACTGCGTAGCCTTTTGACACCAGTCGACAGGGCCGGCGTTTGCAGGAAGAGCCGATCGAACCAAATCGTCAAATTGTTTCGGAGAAGTACCGGTACTAAACAAGAGTGCTGTACGACGTATAGCGCAATACGTCTTTCGGTCAATGTCAATGGCGTTGTGGCCGGTCATTTTAACCCCTTGTCCGATCAATCAACTCGAGCAACTCTTCCTTGAGCATATCTACAGATACTCTGTCGTCACGACGATCAATTTCGAGCGAGTCAATTCGTTCAGTCAGAAGTCGGACGTGCGCCTTCGCTTCGTCAAGTTCAAGACGCAACATCTCGACTTCCGCCTCCATGCCGGAGACTTCCTTAAACGGAGGTGGCGGGTATGGCATCAACCTCGGAGGTGAAAATCGCATCACTTCGCCCCGATCGCGTCAGTGTAATTCCCGGATATGCTAGTCATACCATTGCCATCGACAAGAATCGCGGTAGGAACCAAGGTCATTCCACTGCCAGAAGTCTTGAGGGTCTGACGACTAGGAACGTTCACATACAACTCCTCCACAAGCTGAATAAAATTCTTGGGGACCAGAATGAACGTCTTGTCGCCAATACTGTAGACGTCCTTGGCCCACTGCTGGGTGTACAAATCTCCGCGCAACCACACCTTGACACCTGGAGCGTACTGCTCACAACCCTCTCCGGATGCAGGAAAGACCACTTCGAGTTGTTGCAGATCGATCTTGTTGGCGATTAGCACCATCCCTCCGACTACCTTCTTTTCGATGTGGCGGGCTGGGAATGGCGTACAAGCCACGAGGCCGTTGGTGGTAGAAATCGCAGACGTTTCATTTGTGGAACTGGTGGTCATGATAGCGTTATCCCTTTCAAGCGCAGCATCTTTTGCTCTACCACGGACAAACTCTTGAGTCCAGCATGAATTGTGGCCAGAGCCTGCGTCCGCTCGACAATCACGTCTGGACGGTGCTCTTCGTCATCCATGTAACACTCGAGAGTGGTATCGCCAGTCTCTTGGTCAACCGCGCAATCACCTGAAACGTGGCTGGCTGCAGCAAGGAGGCCTTGGATTTCGGGGCCGGTCACATGGTATTTTTCCGGGATGTTTTCGTTGACGGCAGCTACAACCAGGTCGATATCGGCGTTCTTGTCGAGAAACCTGGAGGCCTTATGGGCACGATACACGCGTCGTGCGTCTACAGGCCATAGGTGCAAAAGTGTGGAATTGTAGGCCTCTATCCTATCTCCGCACATACGCCCGAGGGCGACGCTTCTGAATACTTTGTACGCGGCCAGTTCTTCCTCATTAGTCATGTTGTCGTGGGTATTGGGGTTAAATTTGTCAATCGCAACCTGTAACCCTATTGTATGGGTCTGTATTAGATCCAGGAACGACATGTGAGATCGAGGGGTTTGGTTCCAGAATGTGCGACAATAGCTGATCGCCAAAGGCAGATTCATGGTCATGATTTCGACGCGCATTTTTTCGATTTCTCGGATGGTGGCGCGAATTTCAGGAGTCAATGTAGGTCCGGCGGAGTTCAACACCCACTTGGCAAATTGGTAATTCAGCTTGTATGGGTGCAGCCCAGCGCCATTCCGGTCCTTGAAGAGCTGCGAAATCTCAGCAGAAAAACGCTCTTGGCGCTCGCGGAAGAAGGGCCGACTCGAAAGAATATTCCGCTTCTCGGTGCAGATATATGTGATGAATGAGTCGTACACACTTGCACCGTAAACCTCCCACAATTGATCTTGAAGTTTCCGTTCAGAGGCGATAAGGGACTTCAACTGCCGACGCTGAGTGTGTAGGCGGTCGACTTCATCGGTTTTTGGGATTCGACCGATCGCTGCCGTCAAACTCTTGGCAAAGCTCTTAAAATAGACGTCGCTTGTGTCATAGCCACCAATCATCTGTATTCTCGATTCTCTATGCTACGTTATGACTCTAGTATACCACAAGCCATTCGAGAATCTTCTTGATGGTTCCAGCGCGATCTGCTTCGTACTCCGCCTCTGGGATTCTCAAGAGTTGAATGCCAGCTTCGGCGCATTGCTCGTTTTTACGTCGGTCTTTATCTTCGCTGCCCGGCAGTGAGTGCCAATATACCCCGTCGTACTCAATGGCTTTTTTGAGAGATGGGATGTAGATGTCGAGTTCAAGACGTTTGTAGCGTAAAACGCTTCTGACTCCACTGACCGCATCCGTATATTTTTCTTTGATGTCACTGAAGATGGCTAACTCGGCCTTGGAGTGACGATGGGTGCAACGGGAACAACCTTGCGGCTTACCCGGCTTAGTCCTGTTATTCGGAGACGAAAACCATACGTGCCCTTTCGAACAAATCCACTTTCGCTTTTCTTTGGCTCCATAGGGGGTGTCGCAGAACCTCTCTTCGTTGTCTGGATGCCACTCTTTCTCTAGATGGGGAGCTTTTGTCGCCAACGAATTCGCGGCGGAGACTCGATGTCCGCTACATTCCGGACAACCACTACGGCTCTTTCCAGCTCTAGTACAGGGGACTGCCCACCATACGTGCCCTTTAGAGCACACCCACTCTCGCTTGGGCCACGAAGCTCTGGCAAACACGCCATCAAACGGCTCTGTATTGTTCGGTCCCCATTCCGACCTAAGCCAAGGGGCTTTTGTCGCCAAAGAGCGTTCGATTGGTACGATCTTAAAACACTCGCTACATCCAGTGCCTCTGTCACGTCTAATCCGTTTACGTACAGTTGCCTCCCATTTATGACCTAGAGGGCATATCCACAAACACTTCTCTTTGTAGACGAGTGTCACATCATCAAAACTGACAGTATTCTCCGGGCTCCACTCGGATCTCAAGTGGGGTGCCTTGATAGCCAACGAATTTGGTTTGCGGCCCGCCATCACACCGGCTCGAGTTCATCCCAACAAAACATACTGGTATTATCCCCGTCCGGCAGAGTGCACTTAACGATGCACGGGTATTCGTACCCGTAAGCGAAGTCGATAATGACCCCGACGACCCCGTAAAAAATCCCACCTTCACCGGTATAGTTGATTCGGACTTTCGTGCCTATGTTAAGATTTTCCATGGTGGGCTCAATGTCCGAAGTTGCATCCGACCGCGTAGGTCTTATCGTCTGGGGCTACCACCACCCGGTCCCAGCTTCCGCAACATCCATTCCTACGAGCCTTAACGTAAACTTCCGCCTGCTTGGGATTACCCAACTCGGCCCAGCGGTAATTATCTACGCAATCCTCGTCCTCCATCTCGAGTTCGATGTAATTCTTCAGCCAATTGGCGATGTGCTGTTCCGGGGTAGCCGAGTACTGTTTAGTTTTCATGATGTCCATGTATCTCATTTTTGATTCACTGTCAAGTGCCGAAACACCTTCACTTGCTACGCGTTTGAAGGCATTCTGTCTCCCACGACCTCTTGAACTCATCTGCCGTTGCATCAACGGCTAGGGGGTTTTCTGGAGTCTCTCTCACTTGACCGACTCCTTGAATTCCTTCACGGTCATCTTGCCATACCCACCCAAACGAATATACAATTTCGTGGCCAGCGCTGTGTTCGGATTGTCTAGCACGAGCTCACGGATGTACTTGAGCGGATCAGGAGCGAGAATGTCCAATGCTTCTTCTGGTGAATGAACGTTGGCCGCTACGGCTTCTCGGATCCGAAATTGGGGATGCCGAGCCCACCTTAACAACTTTTCTGGATCTGTCGATGAATCCACCGCCTCCACCGCCGCGACTTCATCTTCGTACAGATCCATCCATAAATTGACTGGAACTAATTGATAACGATACAAATAATCATTCTGAATGGTTTTGGGGAGCTTATCGAATCTGTAGGGTCTTGTGACTCTTGTGCCGCTCATAGCTTCACCGTTTTCTCTGATGGGACTCTCCACTCCACCAAGCCGCCCCCGCTAGGAGCCCACCGAGATTCAATCAAGCCAGCCTTCATAGCCGCCACCAAGAATCTCCACATGCGCGCCTTAGTGGCAGGACGCCAAGGTTCGGTTTCGGCGAGAACCCATAGTTGCTCGTACGTCAACCAAGGGAGACCGGCCATCCATTTGATACGTATGTCGTTGGAGTTGATCATAGTTTACTCCCCTTGCCCGAGATCCGAGAAAACGTCAAGGGGTTTGTAGCCACTCCAAGATTTTCTTGATGGTGCCATCCCGGTCGGCTTCGTATTCGGCTTCTGGGATTCTGAGGAGCTGGATTCCGACTTCGATACACTGTTCATTTTTATGGAGATCTGCACCCACTTTGTCGGGTAGCGAGTGCCAATACGTCCCGTCATACTCTATGGCTTTACGAAGTGATGGCACGTAAATATCGAGCTCTAACCTTGTAGAGCGGAGTAGTCTACGTGCCCCATTGATTGTGTCGGGATACCTCTCTAAAACCAATTCGTATATGTCGAGTTCGGCCTTGGAGTGCTGTTTAGTACAACTTGGGCAGTTGCAACCCCTAGCTCTAGTTTTGGGAGACGTCTCCCATTCGTGTCCATAACGACAAATCCACCAAACTTCAATGTCCATTCCAATCGACAAAGACTCGAAGCTTCGTGTATTTTTGGTGGGGTGAAATTCAGATCTTAAGTTTGGGAACAGTACGGACAATGAGTTATTGTCTGTGACCCTCTTGCCGGTGCAAAAAGGACAACCGAGGCCCATTAAAGAGCGATGGTCGATGCTGTCGCTCCACGAATGGCCTTGGTCGCAAATCCACCAAACTTTCTTATTGGATGCAAAAGCTACTTGACTTGGAGAGAGTTTGTTTTTGGCCGAGTCCCATTGTATTGCGAGTCGAGGGTTTTTGGAACTGAGGGAGTTAAGATCCGATACGCGATTATGAGAACAGTAAGGGCACCCCTGCCCCAATGTTCTAGACGCCACTCTAGACTGCCACTCGTGTCCTAGTCGGCACATCCACCACACTTTTCTTCCAGAAGAAACCGTTAAAGACTCAAGTGGTGTCGAATTTTTAGGGGAGTATTCTCCCCGGAACTGAGGAAAAAGAACAGACAGAGAGTTCTTGTCGGTTACAAGTCGACCAGAACAATAGGGGCATCCGGTCGGATTTTTTGCTTTTGCTCTATTCTTTACAACAGACTCCCATTCATGTCCTTTACTACAGATCCACCAAGCCAGCCTCTCCGAGCCGGCGCTATAGAAAGAGAAAGGGAGCACATTCTTAGTAGGATGAAATTCTGCACTCAACCAAGGAGCGACAGAGGATAATGAGTTTGTAGGTAATTTGTCCATATCAAAACGCCTATCACTTACTCAATCTAAAGTCAACTACATTTTGACGATTTTCACCGGTCCATAAATGTCCTCAAAAATCCGCTTGCGAGCCAACGCGTGTGCGTGCACCGTACGGATGTTGGTCACGTCAAAGTCGATTATGTTGCAGGAAGTCTTGTTGAGAGGTTTGAAGGGGCGTGTGCAACGACCTACACCTTGGCGAACCTCCACTTCGGATTTGCCGCCTCGAAGGTAAAACATTGTCTTAACTGACTTGAAATCGGTGCCCGTCGCCACACACGATGTAGCCACAAGTATGGGGAATTCCGACGCATTAAATTGCTTGACAAGCAAATCGTTGTCACACTCATGGTACTTTTCCGGGACTTTCGACTTGTTATCGGCCAGAGGCCCGTGAGCGAAACGGCATTCGTGCTGAAAATGCGGAAGCAACTCGGCAAACTGAGAGACCTCGTCAACCAGTATCAAAACCTGATGTCCTGACACAGCAACACTCTGGTTGGCAATGACTGCGGCGCGCTTGAAAACTTCTGGGTTGTAAAAGAAATGCTTGCGGGTCATCTCGTTCGGATCGGCACTCTCAAACTCGACGTGTGACTGTACAGGAACCATGAAGAATACAGGTTTGGCGAGGTAGCCGCCGTCGACACCTTGACGTACAGTCAGTTCCAGAACGGTATGTCCGGTGAGAGAATCTAGGAGTTTTCCAGATCCGTCCCCACGAATTTGCGTGGCACTGAAATTGAATCGATAAGGCGCGTTCGCCATGACCCCAAGAGCTACATGACAGAAAGTCTGTGCAGCAATTGTATGCGACTCGTCTGTAATAAAAACCTCACACTTGGAAAGATCTTCCCATTCCTTCGAACCGACCTCAGCCCGAGTTAGAGACTGCCCAGTTCCGATTACGAACAACTTGTTGGACTCTTTTTTGCCTCCGTAGAATTTCCCAACGTACTTCTTGCCAAAGTGCTTGACGAAGTCCTCGTAGAGTTGCCCGGAAATGCTGGCAGAAGGTGCCATGATGACTGTCTTAAGCCCTAATGCTTTTGCAAGAAGTAGTACAATGTACGACTTGCCCGTACCCGTAGCTAATTCAACCCTCGCGTGCTTCGCTTCCAACAGCCGATCTCGCGCTTCGATTTGGTACGGATATGGCGTCCGGTCTGGCACCACAGCCCACGGGATGTTTTTGGGTTCCGGGTAAACCACCTTGTTGGTTACCGTGCAGCCGTATTTCGATTTTAAGGCCTCTAGCAGCCCGCTGTTGACGTAATGACGTCCGGACCCATCTCGGCTTAGGAGGCACACCTTCTGACTCGCCTGAAGCTCAGCCAGGCGGCTTGCGTACGCTTCCGGTCCGAACTTGTTGGCGTACCACGTCGCGTGCTGGAACTTCTTGAGTTCAAAAGCCACTGAAGTGTCGGTGTATGTAAGTTCCTCTTGAAGGGACTTCAGCTCCGACGGAGTCGCGTCGTCGACGTACAGCTTCGTGGGGGTTTCTAGGGTCAGTTTCATTGCATAGCCTCCACAAAGTCGCCGAACGTCATACCGCTGTGTTCCGAATAGGTAGCGATCCATACCTTGAGGACACTCTTGATGTCAAATCCTTGCCAATCCGGAGAGTTGAGGAGCTCAATAAACTCGGATTCTCTGTGGAGATCAAGGTTTTTAGCGTCTTCCGGTGTCATATCAAACAACCTCATAAAACAATGGCCGCTACAACACTTCGGAAGACTCTCGGCGTAAATAGCCAACGTGTTCGCCATATCGTAAAACGGGATCATAGCAATCCAAACGCGTAGTTCTGAACAGCCAAAAGGCGTTCAGCAGGGGAACCACACAAATCGATGACCTTGAACGGCGGGAGGCTCGACAGGAGAGCTGGGATTTGCTGCTGCACCAGGTCGGACTGAGCTTGAGAGTGAATCCGGTTCGGATCGGCGACGCCATTCCGTCGCACAATCGGAGCCGCCAAAAAAGTCGCCGAAGTGATTTTAAGGGACCTGCGGATGTACTCTTGCACCTCCGACGCCGTACGAGTCTTGGTACCCATGTACAACAGCGAATTGATGGGGCTGGAGTCCGAGATTACCAGAACATCGCAGCCGCAACTAGTCACGAGAGCCTCATCGACCTCGAGCTGCTGAACCATGATTTTGACCTGATCCTTGTCCGTGAGGGTTGGGAACTGATTTGGGGAAAGCTTAAGTTGCACTTTCTTGCGTGCGATGTAAAGCCTGGCTTGCTCAGAACTGAGCTCGCAGCCGATGCCAGTTTCCTTGAGGCTCGAAAAGAGCATCGCCGCAGTGGTGGTTTTGCCGGAGGCAGGACATCCGATGAAATTGATGAGCATCCGACAATGATACCACGTCTTGAGGTAAAATCCAACCTGCTCGTTTAGAGGAACTTCGCTTGCTCTGAGGCTCTGAATCGTGTATTGAGGTTTCACGCGAATTCTTGTTGTATTTGAGACTCGTCTTCGTTGTCTTAAGGAACTGTTCAATGTCTTACATCATCCCACAATACGTCGGTCGGCTGTCGTCGGCTTTTCTGCGACGACGAAGTCGGTCGGCTTTTGTCGTGCCGTTGCTTTTCGACGAAGTCGGCTCAATCGCCGTCTTGACCGTCTTGTTCTCTTGTAGAAGTCTCTTGCTCTTCTAGGTAGTAGTGGTTACCTGGTGACGTAATGGTGTTGCGCTGGTGACTACACTTCGTGTGTTGGTGTTGCGCTGGTGACGTAATGGTGTTGCGCTGGTGACGTAATGGTGTTGCGCTGGTGACTACATGTGTTGGTGTTGCGCTGGTGACTACACCCCATAACCATGCGATATTGCTATACTTTTGATGTCTTGTTTCCCCGGTGACGTAATGGTGTTGCGCTGGTGACTACACCCCATAACCATGCGATATTACTGGGTGGTTGTTGTGGGCTGATTTTGAAGTTGAAGTTCACAGTTAGATGATGTACAATGGAATAGTTGTTTGGTGGAAGTTTGCCGCCCTACTGCTGGTGTCCTTGTTCTCTTGTCCGGGGACTCTGGGTTGAACTTTAGGGCGGCAAACTTCTGCTTAACAATCGCCCGCTTCAACCGGGTGTCATTTAAGACAAGGGATTTAAAATGTGTGAATCATCCTACAAAAAATTCGACGACACCCTAAAGGAACTTGCTCCCGACGAAGAAGGTAAGCGCACGTTTCTTCCGTTGTTGCCAGAGCATATGCGGCTACAAGCCAGCCTTTATCCGGCGATTGCCGACTTTCTATTTTCTGTTTATGGGCAAATCGATGTAGGACAAGAATGTTCTAAGCCGGCGCGCTGGCTTGACGGTTATAATGCTGGTCGCTATACCAAGAAGCTCACTGATATGGGGTTGCTGGTCAAGCGCAACAGGAGATTGGTACTCCCACCGACCGACACGATGAAGTGGGTCCGGGTTCCCATCCGGTGGTTCAGGGATCCTTTGTGTGGAGTATCAACAACAGACATGCAACTTTTGCTGCATGTCATGCATTACACCATACCTGAAGTTGAACTAAGTCAAGCCCAATACGCCAAATGCATTAACGTCTCGAGATCCGCTATTACTCGGCGTCCTTCTGAGTTTTGGAAGCGCTACCGCGGAAACACTTATGTCGATAGTAACGGTTTCAAAAGCACTGCGACGCGATTTAATGTCATCGAGATGATGGTTGGGATGAACACAGACAAGTACGTGACTCCAACTCCGGAGAACCCTAAGGTAACGACCTACTTCGAACCTGAGAGGATTCGAACATTACAGCCGAGACCCAAGGCTCCTCAGCCTCCAGCCGAGCCAGTGTGCGACTGGGCGAGGTTAGCTAAAGAGTCGGACGATCCTGGGATTCTGCGCGAGTGTCTTAGAACTGAAAAGTTCGAGGTTATATCTGATCTTTATATGATCAGGGGTAAGAAACCCAAAGAGATTTGTTGTGAAATTGAAGCGGCATTCGCAAAATTGAACCAGAGGGGTTATCGATATGGCACATAATAAAGACACAGTCACGCGAGTCGACCGAAGAGGGTGGACAAACAAAGAAAGACCCCCTAAACCCGACCTGGCGGCCATCAGCCGTATGAAGGCTGAACAAGATCGCGCAAGGATCGAACAAATCAAACCCGCAGAGATCTCCCGTTCCGAGACTAAAATGGATAGTGGTTTTAGTCCCGTAGTTATTGATTCAAGTCACGACACCAAGAAGTGGACCTTCGAGCAATGGTCGCGCCAACTAGCCGAAGCGTCTCTCAAAGAGATTCCTACGAAGCGCGACATTCCGGTCGACACCGAGACCGTGTCTGCGATTTACGCGGCGATTGGCCGGCGTATGCAAAAGTATCTCAAGGACGGCTTGACGGGCATCTGGGCGAACCGACAAGAAACGTACGACAAGGTTGTCAGTATTTCAAACAAAGCGGCACAATGCGAGCGTTTGAGTCGGCGCCAGCTCTTTACATGGCTACCTGACGTTGTTGAATGCTTTTACGACGACGAAAGCGTCCATGATTTATTTGAAGAGATGGAAGAGGCCGGCGACAAAGGGCTTTCGGATGAAGCAATGGACGATTGGATTAACGATTCAACAATCAGGGCTGCCACCAAAGTTATGAGTGTCGTCCAAGAGGACCTGTACGAAACCATCGACAACTTTTGGAGTTACATCTCGGGTTACACAGTCAAGCTGCCTGAAATTGAGCGTGCGGTTATGGCGTTTAAGTTTGGTGCTTCGAAGTGTGACGAATCCAACTTCCGAGAACTCGAGCTGAAAGGACTTGCAAAGTGTCTTGGTTCCATCAAGCCGGTAGATTACCGATGGGTCGAATCCATCGAGGATTTTCGGTCGCGAGCTTGGGCGATCATCGAAGAGCGACGTCGCCAGCAAGAAGTCGAAATCGTTGCATCAAAGGCAGAAGCCGAGGCCCATAAAGTCATTCTGGTTCCATTGACGCCGCCCAAGGCTAGGCCTCTAGCGGAGATCCTGGCTGAGTTCCAGTCGTCCGTTGACTCTCATACGATTCCACCACCCGGTATTACGCCGGACGAGGTCTCAAAGTTGACCGATCCGACCAAACTCGAAGCGTGCTCGTACTCGACCGACCCAGACATCCTCATGGCCACATTCAATAACAAGAAGACTCCATGGTCTGCTTGCGACCGGTGTATGGAGAACAAGACTGTCTTCGAATTCTTTTGCAAGCAAGCCGATGGGCGCGTACCAACATCTCCGGTTCAAGTCGAGCCCGAGAAGCCAAAAGTCTCGGACCTCGAAATCGCGGTGACATCGACTGATCCTTGTGAATTAGAGCGCGTCGCTGTTACAACAAACGATCCGATTGTGAGGGTGGCCATCGTCGCCAACTGCAACGCGAGAAAAGACTTGAAAATGTGGTTGAAGGCGTGTAATAGTGGATTGCAGATGACCTTCAACGAATTCACTGGAGAGTAAAACATGACACCAGAAGAGTTGGCGAAAGAGTTGGCGGAAGTCCGCGCGAAGTTTGCCGGCGGAGTTGGACTGAGTAAGGCGACTGACCGCGAGTTGTCATTGATTTTGAGTTGTCCGATTGAAGGCGACTTGATCTCCATGAAGTCCGCTGTCCATTGGCGCGACCTGTCAAAGAATGGCCCTTTCGACGTCGAGAAAAACAAGTGACTAAATTAGAGCAAGCTAGCGATCCAAACACTCCTGCCGATGTGTTGATCGACATCATTAGTGACGCGCGAAGAGGCCCCCAATTTGGAGACTCTTGGGGTGCTAGTTCAATCGCGGCTCGCCACAGGAATCTACCAGCGAGTGTAGTGGAAGAAATAGCCAAGAATGGATGTAGCTCTATCAAATATGATGCTGCAATGAACCCGAATATGTCGCAGTCGGCGTTCGAACTCTTTGCACAAAACAAGTCTTTGTGGGGTAATTTGGTTTTGAACCCGAGTACGCCATTACATTTTTTGATTAGAGTGGTTAGAGAGGGTTACTTAAGGGACTGGCAGCACTGCAATAATGCAGATATATGTAATGTCGCTCGCAGCCTTCGAGCACCTATTTCTATTTTGATGGAACTAGCTAAAGATCCTCATCCAATGGTGAGGGCGGACTTGACACAAAATCCCAACACCCCGGAATGGTTATTGTGGCAGTTGGCGGCAGATCAAGATGCCCAAGTAAGGTGCTACGTGTGTTACCGCCCAAATTTGCCGCTCAACCTCTATATTCAACTTGCCCAAAGAGAAGAAAATACGACGGTGCTGGAGTGGATGTCGGATAGCCCGCACACACCAATCAAGATGAAGGTGTGGCTACAGTCTTATCGCGACTCCATGTCTTTGGAGGAATTTTTGGAGGCAACCAAGTGACTCAACTAGAGCAAGATCTTAAAGAATTGGAGCTCAATCCTTCACGGTTGAAGTGGGTTATACAGTGTGCTGGTCGGGCGGATCGAGATTGCATCGCTCGATACACTACCGATCTTCAGGTTCTAGAAATACTCGCTCGAGATAAGGATGGTCAAGTGCGTGGTTCTGTAGCAGCGAACATCAATACCCCACCTCCCATTAAAGCGTGGCTGACGTCTGGGTATCGTGAAACCATGTCGTTGGAAGAATTTTTGGAGGTTACAAAGTGACCTCCTTGGGGCAAGCCAGACACCAGGACACTTCAGTGGAGGAGCTGGAGTCACTCTCATGGCACATAAATTGTAATGTTCGTATTGCTGTAGCTGGGAATTGCCGGACCCCCACCAAAGCTCTTGTGCAACTAGCTAGAAGTTCTTTCTCTCCAATGCCACATCGCGCGTTGAGAGAGGCTCTTCGGGATCTTCGTTCGGCGTTGATTTGTAACCCCAACACCCCTCTGGGCGTCAAGATGTGGTTGTTGGATGGTTATAGTGGCATGTCTTTGGAGGATTTTTTGGAGGCGACCAATGCCGACTAATATGTTGATTATTGTAGGGGTTGTGGTGATGTTGGCGGTAGTCACGGAGTTTTGGCGCAGGAGGAGCTTGACGTAGAGGTGGGGTTATGGTAGGAGTTGGGAGAAAGGAGTACTTATGGATCTCAAACCGAATTCATTGACTATTAAGGCGCCGCACTTGAGATCCGAGTGGAGTTCGGAGAATACCGTCAATTTTGACGATGTGTCGTATGGTTCACAAACCAAATACAAGTGGGTGTGCGTAAACGGACACAAATGGGAGGCGTCTCCTAACAGGAGAACTGACAAGGGGCGGCGAGGGTGTTCGCGGTGCCCTAGGAACTCTTTGGCTGAGAAAGCTTCGCAGATGGCTTGCGAGTGGCATTCAGACAATCCTAAGAGGTTCCATGAGGTGTCATTCGGGTCTGTCGTGAAGTACAAGTGGATATGCGTCAAATGCCAGCACATATGGGTCGCGTCCCCCAACAGCAGGACTCACCTCAAGAGACCAACCGGATGTCCCGAGTGCTTTAAGAGAGTTACTGATGCTAACTCACTAGCGACGAAAGCACCCCACTTGAAGCTTGAGTGGCATTCGAGTAACTCCAAACAATTCCACGAAGTCCATTGTGGATCCAATGATTTGTACATGTGGATATGCCGACTTGGGCATACCTGGACCACGACACCGAACCATCGAACAAAGGTCGGCAGGAAAAGTGGATGTCCGGACTGCGCTCACAGACGTGTTTCAGAACTCAACTCCTTAGCGACAAAAGCTCCGTGGTTGGAAAAAGAGTGGCACTTTAGCAACAAAAAGAAGTTCCATGAGGTGGCGTACGCTTCACCCACTAAATACACGTGGATTTGCGCCAAAGGACATACCTGGGACGCACAGTGTGGTAGCCGGACACGCAAGAACTCTACTGGATGCCCAGAGTGTCATTGTTCGACTTCAAGGGCTGAGCAAGCCATTTTTTGTGTCGTTAAGGAAAAATATCAAGATGCCGTCAACAAAACACGTGGTTTGCTTCGCTCCAAAACACTCGAACTCGATATTTACATTCCATCGCTCAAGAAGGCGATTGAATACGATGGGACCTATTGGCACTCGTTCCCTGGAGCTATAGAGCGGGATGTCAGAAAAAATCAGCAGTGTATCGAGGTCGGAATTCAGCTCCTCAGAGTTTCCGATCAAGAGTATGAAGCGGATCGCGAAGGTACTGTCGCCAAGGTTCTTGCTTGGCTTGAGGGCAATCTTTGATGCATGCCCTATTCCGAACACGAAATGCGCCGCATGCTCTTTACGGTCTGTTCAACCAAAGAGCACTTGTCCAGGTGGGTGCAAACTTTTTTGGGGTTGGACTTCCCCAGTTCAATCGTATTGGAAGAGTCGAACAGCTCCCCTATGGACGCACTGTGGTTGTTGTATAGCAAAGCTATCTCAAACGACGATGAGAATTTCGCTCGTTGTATGAGCTATGCAGCCCGCGGGTCATTTAAGACCCTCTCTGCGTCAGTTCTCGAAGTGGCCTTGGCTCTACATACACCCCGCAACATAGCCCATCTAGCTGCGACCACTGATCAATCGGGAAAGGCTCAGCAGTACGTGAGGGGGTTCTTCAGCAAGCCCTACCTTTGCGATTTCCGCCAAGGACAGAACATCAAGCGCATCGACATATGTCGATTTAGCAATGACCGAGGAATTCACCTCTCCGAAAAAGAGTGGCAAATCCTAGATGACTCGGAAAAGCGATTTTTCGAGCGACACGACAACTACATACAAATCATTACACTCACCCTACAAGGTGCGAATAGTGCACACACAGAACTACTTGTAGTAGACGAAGTCGATACCGTGCCAGTGCAAAACCGTGGAGCCTACGAAGAGGCTAAGTCGATTCCTGACCCGCGCAACGGCCTAAACCCTATCACTCTACTGACTTCGACCCGTAAGTTCTCATATGGACTTGTCCAGAAAGAGCTCGATGAGGCGGCCAAGACAGGGCTAAGGGCGTACCACTGGACCGCCGTGGATGTCGTACAAGCGTGTGAGCCTGAGCGACACCACCCGGAACTACCAAAGGTGCAGCTTTACGTCAATGACGCTGAGTTGACCACCGTAAACGAAGAGGCTTACTCCAAATTCGATGCGGCGATGCAAGAGAAGTTCACTAAGCATGAAGGGTTCGGCGGTTGCGCGGCATGCTCGCTGTTTTCGGTATGTAAGTCTCGGCTAGCCACACATCAAGCCTCGAAATCCCCGTTGCTGAAGCCGATCCCGTGGCTGCGCAACCGCATGAAGGAGTTTTCCACCTCGATGGCCCTGACGCAGCTTATGTGTCGTCAGCCAGATTCCACTGGTTTGATTTACCCAAAGCTTGACCGAGCCATCCACGTCAAGACTGCCTCGGAAATCGCCCAGATGGTTACCGGGAGGACTTGTCCACCTGGGATGGACAAAGGCACGCTTTTGAGGATCTTGGTGGACCGCGGGTGTAAGTTTTACACGGGCATGGACTTCGGCTTCACACACCCTTTTTCTTGTGTCACCATGGCCGTGTGGGGGCAAAACGCATTTGTTGTGGACTGTGTCTCCCGATCTGGACTGGAGTTGGATGACAAAGTAGCAGTATGCGAACACCTACGTGTACTGAATCCTACGATTCACGCCGACACCGAGGCCCCGGCGGATATTGAAACGTTCAAGCGACGCGGTTTTCAAATGCGCGGCGCCATCAAAGGTCGTGGTAGCGTCAAGTCCGGCATAGAAATCGTACGGATGAAGATGCAGCCAGCCCTCGGCTCCCCGACGTTGTTCTTTTTGAGCGGAGATCCGGACGTGGAGTTCGCATTCCAGCAGCTCAAAATGTACCACTTTATCACCGACGAAGCCGGCAACATCGCAGACGAGCCAGAAAAAGTCGACGATGACTCATGTGACGCGTTGCGTTACGGTATCGTAGGTACTTTCGCACCCAATCACAAAATCGGCCTACCGCAAAACCCGAACAATCCAGCACCTTCGGAATACCAAGCCGCTCCGGGTCGCCCCCAGTGGATGAATGACCACATCGCCAAACTATTAGACGGTGGAGACCTTTCTTCATCGAACAAACCGGTCAAGAAGGGGAATTTTCACTTTCAGCAATAAGCGCTTGACAATCCCAACACTCCGGATGAGGTGTTTGTCGCGGCGTGCAACGATGAGGACTGGAGGGTCCGTTGTCGTGCCGCCAAGAAGGCTAGATCGGTCGACATTTTACTCAAATTAGCCGAAGATGAGGACGAGAGTGTTCTTGAGGAAGTATACGGGCACAAGAACTGTCCTCCTGCTGTCAGAATGTGGTTGACCACCGAATACGGATATAGTATGTCTCTAAAGGAATTCCTGGATGCGATGAAGTCGTAACTCCATATGGTACAATGGTCGCTAGAACGGAATCTTGACCATATGGATGCATTCTTAAACACGACCTTTCAAATTCAGGCTTACGCCGACCGTCCGGCCAACTCCAATCCGCGTCTGCGTGCGGTTGATTGGCGCCGGGATCTCTCCGGCCAAGCCGTATCTAACCCCAAGTCTGAATCCGTACAGCTTGTAGCCGGGGAAACTCGTACGCTCTTCAATGGACTTCGTACGACGACCTTGGACGGCACCACGGCGTTTACGATGTCGCTGTCGACTCTCGAGTCCGGCCGCTACCGCTTCACCAAAGTCGCTGGAACTGACCCGAGTCTTCGCCCCAGCCGAGGGCTTACGCTCAATACAGTTGCTGTCACTGCCGTGGCGTTGGCCAACGGTTCGCTGACAATGACTGTACCCGGACCAGCCGCTTTCACCGGTGTCGTGGCTGGTGACATCGTGTTTGTCCCCAACACCAATACCGGTGACGCCGCCAACGTTTTCTCGATCTCTAATAGCGGATATTGGGTTGTGATGGCGGTGCTGTCTCCGCAGTCCCTGAGTCTCACCCGCCTCCCCGGCGCTTCCTTCGAGGGTGTGAGCGAAGTCGTAACGTTGACGTCTAATGCGCAACTCCGAGCTTATTCTGCAGCCGGAGTGCAAGTCGATGACTCGGTGTCGATTTCGGCTGGATTCGCCACGGCCACGCAAAAGACATACGATGTAGTGGCCGTCACAGACACCTTCTTTGAAGTGCGCAGTTCACTCCCGCTCCCCCTTGAGTCGTCCGTCATCCCGACCGCGGTCGGCCTGGTGTTCTACTCCAGCGCGAAGAATTTCTTGTACGTTGAAGGCGACCAAGAGTTTGTAATCCGCCTCAACGGCTCTACGGACTCGACACAGCGAGTCTCACCGGTGTCGGCCGGAGAAATCCCCGGAGCATATTTCAAGAACGGTCCGACTTGGTCGCTGGCTGTAGTTAATATGTCTTCCACGTTGCTCAATTTGATGGTAATCGGAGCCGAATGATGAAAACTACCATATCCGACTTGCTCGCTCCAGCCATCACGGTCCCCGTCAAGGCTAAGCGGACTTACGCCATCGAGGCCGTTGACAAAACCCCGAACGACAACGCCTATGAAGCCCTGAACAAGTCTTTGATGTCGCTGGATGGAGAAAAGGATCAGCCAGTCCAACGTCTAGCGTTCGAAATTGATCCGGTCACCGGACAGAGTGTTTATGCATCACTGTACCGACCTAAGCAAAAAGGGCTGTCTGACATCATCCTGAAGCGGCTGTCGGTCCAGGCCTCTATCGTAGCGTCTATTACTAACGCCCGCGGCAATCACGTGTCCGCCTTCGGTCGCCCACAGCCAGATCGTTTTTCCACCGGCTTTAAGATCAAGCCAAACCCGAAACATGTAGAGAAGCTCAGTCAAGAAGAAAAAGAAGAGCTCCAGCATCGCATCGGTAAGGCCGAGAAGTTGATGTTGACGTGTGGAAAGAAGTCTGACGGCGACAGCACCAAAGATCTTTCTTTCTCTCAGTTTTTGTTCATGACTACGCGCAACGCACTAATTTTCGGGCGTGTTGCCGTGGAAGCGATTCCGGACGGGGAGGACAAGTTCCACTCGTTCCGACCGATCGATGCTGGGACGATTTATTTCTCGACAGCACAAAAAGAGGCCGCCGACAACGTACGGCGTCAAGCACAAAACTTGCTGGCGCGCCTCAAGAATGAAGCTCCTCAAAATTTCATAGATTCCAAGGGGCGCAACGTAGACGAGCTCTTCGGAAGTGATGAATATGCTTGGGTCCAGGTCATCAACGACATCCCACGGCAGTTCTTCACAGCAAAAGAGTGTCTGGTTCATAACTTTTATCCGGTCACCGACATCGAACAAGTCGGATATCCGCTGACACCTCTGGACACTGTAGTTTCGGATGTCACGACTTTCATCAACATCACCACACACAACCGGTTGTTCTTCCAGAGTGGTCGCGCAAGCCGTGGCGCAGTGGTGTTGCAATCTGACGACATCGACGATATCGATTTGCAGCATATTCGCCAGCAATTTCAAGCGAACATCAATGGCGTTGGGAACTCGTGGCGCACTCCGATGTTCAAAGTCGGTAAGGACGACAAGGTTGACTGGTTTAGTATTGACTCCAATGCCCGGGATCAAGAATTTCAGTACCTCAGCGATTCAAATGCACGCACTATTTTGAGTGGATTTCAGGTATCTCCTGAGGAAATCAGCGGGTACGGGCACCTCTCGAGGGGCACCAATAGTCAGGCGTTAAGTGAGTGTTTTGACCCGTCGAGCTACCTCTGGACAAACACGGGACTTCGCACCGCAGAAAGTATTTTGGGGGACGAACAGGAAACTCCACTTCAGATCTGGACGGGTTCGGATTGGCAGAACGCCCGGTTGTTTCGCACTGGAGAAAAAGAACTAGTCGAAACCCATGTCAATGGGTACAGTATCAAAACATCTCCAGATCACCGATTCCGCGTTTTGTCGGAATCCGGAGAATTGATTTGGAAGAAGCAGCAGGAGCTCTGTACCGGCGATTTGTTGGTTATGAACGCAAAGCCGGTTCCTGGAGCGCCGGAACTAATCCCCTCTTTCCGTGGTCAAAAACTGACTGTCGAGATGGTGGAGCTTTTGGGGTGGATGACCGGTGACGGCTCTTTGGTCGGACCTCGGAAGCGCATTGGTGGGTATTTGAAGCTGTTTTACCATCCGGTTCGTGAGCGCGAAATCTGGGATCGACACGCCCAGCTCCTATCGGACTTCGGGTTCAACGTCAAACATCATGAACGTCAAATCAGCGAAGAGGAAGTCGAGAAGATCAAAGCCCAGAGAGGTTTCGCTTCGGTAGCGTCTAGTCGGATAACTAATACCGTTTATGACACCGAATTCGTGGGGTGGCTGCATGGATTGGGGTGTGGGTATAGTCATGAAGGCAAGACAATCCCGCCAATATTCCATGTTCTCCCTGTTGAGTATCGTCAGGCGTTCCTTCGAGGGCTTTTCTCGGCTGACGGTCATACGCCCCAAGGCGGAGCTGTGGTGTTGACCATACAAGATGACCGAACGAGAGAGCAAGCCCGTCAAATGCTATTGGGGTTGGGTATCAGGACGCTTGGGTGTGATGGTATTTTGAGAGAGAGTCTTGGTCAAGGTAAGGTGTTTAGCCACAAGCTGTTTATCAAAGATCGCAATTTATTCTGGGAGCAGATCGGCTTCATCCAGCCACACAAGATCGCCCGTCGAACACCTCAGAAGTTCGCGCGTGGTTTTGTTCCAGTGTCATTGGCTTCTAAGTTGCTTGCTCCGGTCATCGAGTCCGCTATTTTTGCCGGATGGGACAAAAAGACTAAAGATAATATCAGGGGTTGCGCTGGAGCATACTCCGCTCCTCGACATATCACCTGGAGACAATTACGTTTGGTGTTGGAGCAAGCCCTGGGAGCAGCGCCGTCTTGGTTGACGGACTATCACCTGGAGCCAGTGACTGATTTGATTGCACATCAGTCCAAGATGTTGATGGTTGACGTTGAGGTCTTTGATTCACGGCATGCACAGATTCTCCAGGGTTTTCAAGTACACAACTCGAACAACGAATATGTGCTCGAAGCACACCGAGACACCGGCATTCGCCCCCTGCTTTGGCAAATGCAAACATTCATCAACGACCGCATCTTCCCGTTGATCGACGCGGAACTCGCTAAGATCTGCACATTCGAATTCGTCGGACTCGACGCCGAGACGGCCGAAAAAGAGACGACGCGCCTACAAACGGACGCCACCGTCCACATGACGTACGACCAAATCCTCCAGAAGGTCGAAAAGAAGCCGCTCGGGGCCAAGTGGGGCGGTACTTTCCCTCTCAACCCAGCCTTCCAACAAATCTTGGACAGGTACATGACGGTCGGTCAGATTCTCGAGGGGTTTTTCGGCGTCGCGGGCGCCGGCAAGGACCCCCGCCTTGACTACTGCCGTGATGAGTATTGGTTCCGACAGGTTGACGTCCTTAATCAGAAGCAGCAACTCGAACAGCAGACCCAGATGCAAGCCCAACAAGCGGCTCAAGGTGCTCAACAATCCGGAAATTCCGGACAGTTGCCACAAGGCTCTACAGTCCCCCAAGGCGACCAACAGCCTGCACCCCAGCAAGATGCCAACCAATCCCAGAACGCGCCACAGCAAGCTCCACAGCCCCAGCAAGACCCGAACCAACCCGACCTCTCTACCGGAATTGACCAGCTCGCAGGGATTTTGAACAAGTCTGAGAGCCAACTCCCCGTCTCGAAGCGGCACCTGTTGGCGCAGCAACGATTGTTTATCTCGCACGCCATGTCGGCGCTAGAAGAAGAGTCGAAACTAGCCATCAAAGAAATTTCGGGAATCGCCAAACAGCACATTGCGCCGACCAAGTAGGTGCGGTAAACGGGTGGGATGAAAATCATACCTCCTTCAGCAGAACTCGTTTGGATCACCCCTAATGCCGCGCAAGTCATTGAGATGGCTGCGCGCAAATGCTATGCTTCCGAAGGTCAGTATGACCCCGCCCGTACGGCCGATTTTTTAGACCGAGTAATCAACCAAAAGCACCATGAAAGCGTCATGGAGCACGCTAGTGCTTGCTTCGACATCACCACCGACCGTGGGGTGATGGCCGAACTCACGCGTCATCGCCTTGCTAGTTTTTCGGTGCAGTCAACGAGGTACTGTTCATATAACAAAAGTAAATTCGGTAGTCAAATCGAGGTGTTGGAACCGCCAGATCTTTCGTCTGAGATGAGGGTTATTTGGACCCAAGCCATGGAAGCTTCCGAAAGAGCTTACATGCAGATGTTGGAATTTGGAGCACAACCGCAAATTGCGCGCTCGGTACTCCCCAACGGCCTTGCAACCCACATGCGAGTCACCGCCAACTTCCGTGAATGGCGCCACATCTTCTCTCTCCGGACGGACAAGGCGGCGCATCCGCAAATCCGTGAGGCTATGGAGATGGTGCAGGATTCCATGGCGATGCACGTCCCAGAGTTGTTCGGTTTCGAGTTTTAGTTCCTTGACATCGGAACCCAACCCGCGGTAATACTCGCCGTCAAACACGCAATATAGAGGTCGTCCAAATGACTAAGACAACTAAAACCGTTGCTGAGCACTACCCCTTGGGTACTCGCCTGATGCACCCCTCCTACCCTTGGAGTGTGTGGACCGTGAGCGAGGTGCGCGTGACCATTGACGGAGCCGGACACCACGTGGACTACGCGTTGGAGGGTACGGAGGTGCGTGGCGCGGCTCGCTGGTCGGCGGCGGAGATGTTCGTGCCAGCACCCGATGAATCGGCCTTTGAATCTCCCCACTACTTCGCCGACTAAATCGGCCATTGACATCACCATCCAACCCGCGGTAATACTCATCCCATCAACGCAGTCCAAATCACGGAGAAAACACTTTGGCTACCATTGAAGTCGACAAGAACGATAAGTCTCTCGGCTATGACACGCTGAATCTCACTCAGGCGGCAAAGGCTCTGAAGTACTCGCTTGTGTCCAATCAGCCCATCAATCTCATCGGGCCTCCTGGCATCGGTAAGACGGCAATCGTGGCGGCTGCTATTGAAGGGCTCGACATGTCGCTTCTTACGTTCATCTTGTCATTGTGCGATCCTACAGACATCGGCGGGATGCCGGTGGTTGGGGTCAAGTGTGTCAATCGGATCCCCTTCGAGGCTCTCAAGATGGCTTGCGATGCACCACACGCACTCTTCTTTGACGAACTTACATGTGCACCGCCGCCAGTGCAGGCCGCTTCGCTTCGCGTCATTCTTGAGCGCTACGTCGGAGACTACAAGCTCCACCCCGGAACTCGCATCATCGCTGCGTCCAACCCGCCGGATCAGGCGGCTGGCGGGTACGAACAGTCTCTCCCCCTCCTCAGCCGTCTTACCCAAATCAAGGTGCTGCCTACCGTTGAAGAGGTACAAAATTACTTCTTCCAGCTTGGGTCCGAGGGTTCGACGTTGCGGACGTTGGCTGTCGACTTCGCAGCCACGCTGGAGATGGCTCCGGACTTGCTGGCTCTTGAGCCACCATCCGGTACTGTGGCATCCGGCAAGCCATGGGGTAACCCTCGCTCGTATGAGCGCGGACTGAAGGTGTGCGCCTCCGCCATCGACGGTGGCGAGTCTGACACCAGTCCGATTTTTGCGGCGTGTCTTAGTGGCAACGTGGGGGACGACGCTGCTGCAGGTTTCATGACCATCCGCAAGATTCGCGATCAGCTCCCCTCCAAGAAGGAGATCGAAGCCAACCCCATGTCGGCGAAGCTCCCACAGGACGTCAACTCAGCCATCGCGGTGTTGGGCGTCCTCGCGCAGGTCTGCCAGACCGACCCCTGCCCAGCCAACATCTATGCCGACCGTCTTCAGCACGAGGTTCGCATGGCCGCCACGCGATCTCTCGGCCGCTACAAGATGAGCGATTACACCAAGTCGCCGTATTACAAGGAAGGTATCGCCGCCAGGAATCGTCTGTTGCAGACCCTTGGCAAGGCGATGAACAACCTCTGAGTCGTTGACACTCAATTCGAATCCAAGTAAGGGTACCACATGTCAAACGCCACCATCGAGCGCTGCAAAGCCAACGTAGCTATGCTGGGGTTCATGCACCCGGCATTCCTAATGATCCACGCCCAAATCCGTGACAAATACCGTATCGTTACGGCGGAGCAGGGGTACGGGACGATGGCAATGACATCGACGGGCTCCATCCTAGTCAACGAGAAGTTCGCCGCGAGTCTCAAGTCGGATGAACTGCAAGGGGTATTGGCGCACGAGATGTTGCACTTGGTGTTAGGACATTGCCGCGCGAGCAACCGAGATCCATGGATCTTTAACGTCGCACAAGACATGGTTATAAATGCGGCACTACGCAAGGACGGCATTAAACTCACACAGAGTGCCTTGTATCCGCCATCAGAATACACCGGTGACCTCTTCTCGGAGGCCGTGTACGAGTGGCTGGTGAAGAATCCACAGCATTTGCCCCAAAAAAAGAAGTGCGATAAGTGTAATGGAACCGGCAAGAAGTCGGATGGCACTGATTGCGATTGCGATCAACAAGGAGACGCCGGAGCTGGTTGCGGCGTCGTTAATGAGGACGACTCAAATCCCGACAAACCGGACTGGAAGAAAATCTCCACTCAGGCTCGTATGCTTGCTCGCTCGGCCGGGATGGGCTCGTCTGCCATTGCAGCTCTTTTGGCTCCTAGAGTAGCGAAAATCGACTTCAAGCGCGTGATTCGACACGGTTTTGAGGTGACTTCTTCTCGACAGCGTCGTGATTTTCAAACCTATGCGAAGCGCAATCGCCGCTCACCACCACAAGGTATTCAATTGCCAGGCTGGACCGGGAATACGCCGTCCGTCTCAGTGGTGGTTGACGCTTCTGGCAGTATGGATCGTGAGTGGATCAACGTCATTGCCGCCGAAACTATCTCGCTCATGAGGACTTTTACCGGCGTCAAGGTGTTCCTGGCGGTGCACACGTCGGAATTGGTGTGGGCGGGGTGGCTGAACTCGAACGACACCTGGAAACTGAGTGAGGCCTTTGGCTTCAGCGGTGGGACAGACCCACAGCCGGCGTACGACGCCGTCCAGAAGGCTACTAAAGGTAGGTGTGACAATTTGATTCACTTCACCGACACGGAATTCGGATCTGAGTGGCCTGCCGTGCCAGCGAGGCATCTTATTGTAGGGGCTTTTGGTAGGAACATCTCCACCAAGCCGCCCCCTGGATCTCAGGTCATTCTTTGTGATATGGGTGACCGATGAACCTCAAATTGAGCAGCGATTTTCATGACTACTATGATCACTTCTTCGATCTGAATGCCGAGCACACCCTCAGCCGCCGCATGACTGACGGCCCGAACAAGATCGAATCGTTCAAGCTTCTGACCTTGATGGGCATCAAGACGCCGATTTACGGCATGGTTTCGGACCTGTATGCTGACATGGTCGCCAAGTTCGGCGGCGTAGATGCAATCAAGAAGGATTCACACGACGAAGTGGTAGAATTGGTGGTGTACACCGACATTAACTCCCACGCCGGAGAAGGCAAAGTCAAGGTTTCAGTCAAGGAGGCCGTCGAGAAGTATCCGAACCACTTCGCCGTCCAATACATCCCGAATACCACCCAGATGTTCAAGGGCCGCTCGGAGAGGTTGCTTCAGATTGGTCGCAGGCGCATTTGGATGGAATATGTTTCCAAGGATAACTGGCAGTCGAACTGTGGTGACGTCAAGATTTCTTTGATCGCAGATGTCAAAATCGCCAACAACGACTTGGCTGAAATTCAACTGCCGCTGTACGCCATCGATTTTGTGGTGGCAGGCCGAGAGCGATTGGCTGTCGACTTCAACGTTGCACCTGGGTTGAAAGGAACCCCTGTGCAAGACCTGATTAAAAGTCAAGAAGTCGTCCGGCTCATCAAAGATCGTGCAATGGACATTTTTGGTGTTCCGAGGTTCTGACTCGTGGTATAATAGCCATATCAACCAAGGAGTTGTAATGACTATTGAGAATTCGGAAGTAATCCATTCCTGGAAGTCTAGCGGTAGTGTGTTTCTCGATGAGGTCGGTTTTCTCAAGCCGGGAAAGGCTCTCTATTTGTACAGCACTCCACCCGGAGCGATGTCAGAGTATATGGAGGGTGAAGCTCCCGTTGGACAGGCTGGGATTGCTGCTGTCATTTCGGATGATCTCCTTGAGGGTCGGATTTTGTACGCCATCTTGATGTCGCCACAAGACATTAAGGCATACAGGGATGAATGTGTCGCGAAAGAGACTATCAAGCTAGGGTAAGCGTCTTCAACCCAATCTTGCATGAGAGGTCTTCATGCAAGCTTTGGCCAAAAATGCCGCACCAGCACCCGTCACGGAAGATGACACCATCATCGATGGCGTTCTTGCGTCAGAAGCGATCGACAAGTCCGGTGAAGTGCTTGATGTGGATGGCTGCGACATCACTGAATTCGATGAAGGTCGCGGACTCATCAATTACGAGCACAAGGACACCGGCCCGCAAGACATCATCGGAAAGATCCTTTACGCCAAGAAAATCTTTTCCGCCAAAGATTGCATTAACGATCGTCAACGCAAGTACTGGGATGACCTCAAGCTTCCACTGATTTACGGCATCGTACGTCTAGCTGATGGAAGTGGACACTCTGGCGCCATCGCCGCCGCCGCCCGCATCCGCGACGACGTCAAACACAAAGAGCAGTCCAGGTGGGGCTTCTCGATTGAAGGTACGACCATCAAGCGCGATACCAAGACAGGCCGACTTCTGGTTTCCATCGCCAAACGATGTGCGCTCACCTTCAAACCGTGCAACGAAAGCGCCGCAACAGGACTCATCTTTGACCCAGGCGCCAAGTCCGACTTGTTCCGCACTGCACCGTCAGAAGCTGCCTTTGTTGGCGGAGAAGAACTCGCCAAGACCTTCGCGGCTGGATCTATGGACGTCGCTCCATCGCAACTCACGGGTAATGCAGCGCTAGCGGTAGAAGACTTGGGTACCAGAGGCAAGCTGAGGTGGGCGCTGAGTAAGTGGGATCGCAAAACCCCACTTAAGTCGTTTCTCAAAATGCAAATGCCTGAGGCGGATCCGGCCTACCTAGACAATTTTGCCGACATGGCGGAGCGGTACACAATCCGCAAGGCGCAAGAGTTGGCCGTCAAGAAGCACCTAGTCAAGTCTGTGGCTACAAAGGTGCTCGCGAAGGCGATCGACCAACACCGGGCAGACGCTAAGGCGGCGATCATTGCCAAGATGGATTTGATGGGGGTTGAACTCCTAGAAGCCCTACAAAAAGCCGATCCACCCAAACCCGCGCCGTCAAGGGTGGGGCCGGTCGTTCGCAAGGCATCACCTCCAGAACCTGAAACTGTTACATTCAACGGTCGCACCGTCAAGCCGGGATTTGCTATCGCCGGTGAAGGCGACAAAAAGCAGCATCTACGCGTTCTCGAGCACACCCCGGAACACCTGATCGCCATCCCTAAAGAGAAAATCGGCGGCTGGCAAGCGTCGGATCTGCTCAAGCTTCCGCGCAACAAGGTCCCGGGCAATATCTGGATGACCCGCCCGCCGGAATACGTCAATACCCCAGCTGTAATCGATTCGAAAACCCACGGGTTGGTCGATTACACCCACCACCCAGAAGTCCACGCGTTAATCCACGGTCTGGATATGGGTCAAGCAATCAAAACTGGTACGGTAGGCATGAAGGCGAAAGCCGGGCAAGCCGGCTGGGCGAAGAATGCTCAAGGTAAGCAAGTGTACGTCAAGCGAGACGACAACGAACGTCCCTTCGGAGAATCCAAGCGTGAGGCGCTGTACCACAACCTCGCCAAAGACTTTTATGGGATGGGGAGGTACGTTACACCGACCGCTGCAGTGGTACACCCGACTACTGGACAACACTACACGGTGGTGGAACACACACCGGGCGAGCACTTCAAGCACGGCGAGGGGCATCCGGAGATGTTGCAGAACTTGGCAGATAGCGGAGAACTCCACAAACTCGCCATCATGAACTCCATAGCACATAATAACGATCGCCATCAGTTCAACTATATGCTTGATGACAAGGGCGGGATTAAGCTGATCGATCACGGATTGACTTTTAGTGCCGGAGGAGACAGCAAAGCTCCGACTACACCGCACTATCTGATAGATGGCGCAGGAAAACTCCCTAACCATCCAGAGGCGCAGAAGTGGGCTAACAAACTACTACACCCAGAAGCCCAAAAATGGCTGCCTAGGATGAACGTCCTCGTTCACCCTGAAGCCCAAAAGTGGTTAAGCAAACTCAAGCCGGCTGAGCTGGAACGCCAGATGAGTCAACACGGTGTCCCACCAGAGTTCGTCCAAGAAGCGTCCAGACGTTTACAGGCGATTCAAAAACACGCTCAAGTCAATCCGAAAGCTAAGTTGTATCAGGCCTTGAACGCCCCCTTCGAAGGTGGTACAAAGTAACCATGGACGCTTCCAACATCATAATGGTGTATCAGACCCACCCGCACGAATCGGGTGAAATCCATCACGTTCTTGTGGCTAAACTCCTGCAAGTTCCTGGCCAGACCACGGTTTTGGAGGATCACACCCCGGATCACACATTCGATGAGGCTGCTGTAGATCCAGTCGCGCTAACCTCGAAGCTTAATGCAGCTCGCCGTTCGATGTACTTCAAGGTGTGCACACTTCAAGAACTCAACGAGGGTGAATACCCGGAACTTTTGTCGGAGGCGTTGCTGCCGCCAGCACACGGTCCCGAGTCTCGGTTCGATTATTTCCGCATTGGAATGCCGCAGCCGCAGATGTTGGAGTTCTATGAAGGTGAAGGTCATTTGGACGGACACCCATTGTCGGATGAAGAACTACAGCTCATCCACTCGAACATTGAGCAGGGTTTGGCGTCGCTCTCGTACCACAAGGACGAGCCTGAGTTGATTTCGAAGTCGGAGGACCTGGCGAAGGTCGAGCCTGGTCTGGAGGCAGCACTAGGTGGCCTCAGGGCTGCAGTGGCAGCTGGCCATGTGCACCCGGATGTTCTCAAGACACTGTCCGGGCATATTTTCAAGGATACCATGGTGCCTACATTAGGCAACAAGGTAGCATACGCAGACTTCCTTACCCGCCCGAAAGAGGGGGTTCATATTCGACTCGATGGGTCAAAATTCGGCGGCATCAATAAGCGCGCCGGATTTGAAACCGGCAACGAAGCGATTAAGTCTATGTTCGGTGCCGTTCGCTCAGCCCTCGACGAGAGTGTGGGACGGAAGCACGCCAAAGCCTTCAGGATCGGTGGGGATGAAGCGAGTCTTTTTGTACCCACCATTGAGCACGCGGCTATGTTTCATCGCGCCCTTAAGCGCCATCTCGACGCTCTACCGTTAGTGGCCGGACAGAAGTTGGCGTTTGACATGGGTGTAGGTAAGACGCCAGAGGCTGCAGAGCAAGGTCTAATCAAGGCCAAGACGCATGGGAAGTCGATGAACTATCCACTACACGAGTTGCGCACACATGCCTACATCAATATCCCAGGACACGAAGGGCATTTACCTACAGAGATAGAGCAGCCTCCGAAGACTCCAGCGCCGACACCGACTCCGGCACAGCCAACGGAGAAGCCCGCCGAGCCAGCCACTTCAAAACCTGTTGGGTAGTTCCATGGGCCCCGTCGTTAATTAAAAAATCCGACACTTTTTTAACTAACGCCAGCTCTTAGTAAAGTGGCCTTTATTAAGACCGCCGGGCTTTTTCGCAAGTCTTACATCGCGACTGGTGCTTGTTGAAATGTAATAACTCGACTTCCACTGAGTGGCACGTGGAGCACTCCTTGAGCCCCATGGCGCGCATGCACTGCCTGCAAATGCCGTTACACCCGCAATGCGCCGGTAGATGGCATTCCTTGCACATGGTGATGTGAAAACCTTTGGATACCGCCAGTTGATTCCGCTTGCAACGTAAGCAGGTTCGGCCGGGGTATGTGTCGTGACATGTGCGGCATCTCATTGAGCCGCCTCGAGGAATTCTTTAGACTTATAACAGGTAGCCTCAACACTTCCGATCAATACCGACCCGGCTCCTTCTGCAAGGGCTTGGTGTTGCAAGCCGCGTTGCAAGATGTTGATTGCTGAGTTCACATCCCTGTCAAGGAATGCCCCACAATCGCACATCCATTCACGCTTATTCAAACCCGCCAATCCTCTCGGACCGGACTTTAGTCCACAAATGTGGCAAGTTTGGGTTGTAAAACTTTCGTCGACTTCCTTGTATATCGCGCCATTCCCAATGGACTTGTAGCGCAACATCTTACGGAAGTTAGACCAACCTACGTCAAGAACCGACTTGGCCATGGTGGTCTGAGACAATTTGCTAGATGAAACGTCTCCTACGAAAATATGGTTGTACTTCTTTGTGACGTCATTGGACAACTTGTGATGAAAGTCTTTGCGGACATCCTTAATCTTTTGGTGAATTTTGCGGACTTGCTTGCGCTTGTTGGCGCGTTGCGCGATCGCGAGTTTACGGGCGTATTTAGACAATATGCGCGGATTGGCGATTTTAGTGCCATCAGAAAACGTAGCGAAGTTTTTGAGGCCGAGGTCGATGCCTACCGATGCGTCGCCGCTGCGCAATGAGGTTTCTGGGAGTTCAATGACAACATTCAGAAACCATCGTCCTTGCGAATCTTGGCTGAAACTGGAGCCGTACAGAATCCTTGCTTCTGTCGGAAGCGGACGATCTGAGAATACTCGGAAGACGTGTCCCATAAAAACAAAGCTGCCGTCCCGATATTTTAAGGCAGCCGCCTTCATTGGAATCCACCCTAGACTTTTCTTCCCGCGCCACTTCAGCCAACGCTTATTACACTTAGCGCGACTTTGAACGTATTGTCTAGCTATTGCTTGAATCGAGTCGGAGTGTAGTCCGAGTTCCTTGGAACTCCCCGCCGTGAGGTGGTTCAAATCGAACTCGCCGAGCCATTTGCGACGAGCCTTAACTGCTTGCTGCTGCACATTGTTACAGTAGTTCCACACAAAGTTGACCTTACGGGCGAGTCCGTTAAGAAACCCTTCGTAAGACTTGACTCTGTAGTGGTAGGTGAGTTGCATTGACGATACGTATACCACTCCGGTCCGCCACCGTCAACCCACAAAACGCAAAAAGTGGGACTTTTCCATCCAACTCAACCATTAATACGTACCAAAGTTCAGACCTACGGGTCAAGGAGTACCATAATGGCTACCTGCTACAAGTCGGAAGTCCTCGCCGCGCAACTCAAGGACAATCTCTCGAAGTTCTTCGCCACCGTTTCTGAAGTTCTGTACCACACCGATGGCACCCCCTATGTCACCGTCGGCGCAATGACCACGGGCACGCAGTCGGCTCTCGTTCGCATTTTCGCAGTTCAGCCCCTGGGTGTTGATGGCCTTGGCCAGACCCCTCGAAGCTTCGGCCCGAACTCGGTCCAAATTGCACTCGAGACGAGCGCAACCGCAAACCTCGCATTCCTCACTGCGGCCAACTCGGCGCTTCTTCTCCTTGAGGCCGGCAAGACTGGCGCCAAGGTTGAGTTGTACATGCGCGCAACTGGCACGCCTCCTGCCATCACAGACATCGTTGCAGGCAACCTGAAGGCGGAGTGGTACACCTCGACGAAGTGGAAGATGGCGTCCGCGAGCTAACCCCACGGAAGCTCTAGGAGAAACCATGAAGATTAAAGAATCAGAACTCAAAGCAATTCTTGATGAGGTCGCAGCCGACCTCAGCAAGTGCTTCGAGGAAGAGAAAGAAAAGCTGACCAAGTCTTTTCCGGAAGGTAGCGCGTCCGAGGGCTCGTCTAGTTCAGACGAGAGCTCGAAGCCTGCAATCCCGGAAGGTAGCTCGTCTGAAGGCTCGTCTAGCTCGGATGAGGACTCGAAGGCTGACGGTTCTGTTCCTCCCCCGCCCCCAGCAGCTTCGCCTAGCCCAGCGGCTTCGCCGAGCGCGACAGCACCAGTTGCACCTCCTGCAGCACCGCCCGTAGCCGACCCGGCAGCTCCTGCCGCCGACGCCACGGCAGTTACGCCGGAAGTGTTGCACTCTGAGTATCTCAAGATGATGCAAGAGGATCCCGCACAGTTCGCGATGCACGTGCAGGCACTTGACGCAGTGAAGGCCGCAACAGCAGGCACTTCGCCTAGTCCCTCCCCCGCTCCCACAGCCCCAGTTGCTCCTCCTACGGATACACTGAAGGCAGAACTTCCCGCCAGCCCAGAACGAGCCGGTGGCGTCAAAGTGGAAGCCGTCCACAAGTCGGAGGATGTAAGCCGGTTTGAGTCGCTCATGAAGTCCTATGAGTCGAAGGTAGCAGAACTCGAAGCCAAGCTCAAGAGCCAGGCTGATGAGCAAGTTGCCGTACAGCAAGTGTTGACCCGTATCGTCGAGCGCCCCATGCGCAAGTCGATCGAGTCAATTGCACAAGTCAGCTCGCCCGTCAAGGCAGTCGACGTGAGCAAGATGTCTAAAGAGTCCATCTCGACACGCCTCAGCGCCGCAGCACGAACCAACCTCAAGAAGTCCGATCGCAGTCTCATCAACGCTTACTACGGCGGGGAAGCCAAGCTCGAGCAGCTGGCCCACCTTCTCGAAGAAGTCAAGTAGTACCAAGTTTTAAGGAGAATTACCATGTCAGAAGTTACCCAAGCACTACTCAAGTCGTTGGAAGCCGGCAATTACGACGCGGCTCCCTCTACCCTTACGCAGGGCGCAGCACTCCAGCGTGAGGATCTCACCCCCATGATGGTCAATTTGTGCTTCGAAGACCAACACGTCAAGTTGCAGAACAAGCTGACCGTCAAGAAGGTGAAGAGCCTGATGTCGCAGTTCAACCGCACTCTGAGCTACGGCCAGATGGGCGACAGCGCGCAGCTCGAAGGCGCCGTTGGCCAAGACGACAACGCAGACTACGTGAGAATTACAGTCCCGATGGCGTTCTACGCTCAGGTCCGACGCGTGTCTTACGCTTCGACCTTGATTGAGACGGCAGACGGCGTTGATGCTCAGACGCGCGCTTCCGAAGCAGCAGCAATGGTCATCAAGGGCGACGTTGAGTTCGATTGCTTCCGCGGTATGGAAGGCTTCTCGAACGCAGGCGTTTTCGATGGCAATGAAATGGCTCAGCCTATGGTCCCCGGCATGAAGGGCCTGGATCAGCAGATTCGTTCGAGCGATTCCGAGCGTAATGCACACGATCTGATGTTCGGCGAGTACGGCGCTGATGACTCGGTTGTCATCAACGGCGGCAGCTACCTCAGCCAGACCAACGTTGAGGACGCAACCCTCCGCAGCAGCATGAACTGGGGCAATGCGACCAAGTTCCTGCTCGATCCCAAGACCCTCTCGGCGTACAACCTGATCACCCTCGGCAAGGAGCGCATCAACCTCGGCTCCACGGCGCAGGATGTCACTGGTTCAGAGCTTCGACGGCAGTTCACGTCGAGCGGCACTGCAACGTTCGAGCCCAGCCGCTTCCTCTCCGGCAAGACCAAGCCCAAGAATCCGAAGCAGGGTGGTCCCTCGGCTCCTGCCGCTGTGACTGCTACCCCTGCGGGCAGCACCACCAGCTTCCCCGCTGGCGATTACTGGTACTTCGTGACCAGCGTCAACGAGATGGGCGAGTCTCCTCGCACTGCCATCGCAGCAGCAGCAACTGTTGCGGCGGCCGGCCAGGTCACCCTCTCCATCACCTCGCCTGGTACGGGCACGGTTCGTTACTTCAACGTGTACCGTAGCGTTGCCGGTGGAAGTCTCGCTTCGTGTAAGTTCATCGGCCGCGTGGCTGTGAGCAACACGGGCACCACAAGCTACCTCGATCTAAACAATAGGAATCCGGCGTATACGACTGGATTCCTCGTGGACTTCGACTCGATGGACCTTGCCGAATTGGCCTCGTATTCGAAAGTTAAGCTGGCTATTCAGGACCTGAGCTTCCCTGAGGCTCACCTCCGATTCCTCGCTCTCCGAGTCTTCAAGCCCCGCGTCAACGTGCTCGTCGACAACCTGATGGGTCGTAACTAAGTAGAATCGTTGAAGTAATTCATGGACCCCCGAGAGAAATCTCGGGGGTCTTGTCGTTTCTGTAGGGGTGTGGTATAGTGCCAAGTATGAACATTGGTAGACCTCGACAGTTCTCGGAGGAGTTCCGACAACAAATTCTGGCGCTACGCCGATCCGGGATGAGCATTGTCGAAGTCGGCCTACAACTAGGCATCAACAAGAAGAGCGTCGTCTATTTGACACCTCCAGAGTTTCTCGAGGAAGTGTCTCGACATGCGAATACGCCACCTTTGGTAAAAGCGTGGTTGACTTCCGGATACAACAAGAGTATGACTCTGGAAGAATTCTTGGAGGTCACAAAATGATTAAACTAACCAGTCAAGAGTCGTCGATTTTGGT